TTGGGCGACGCTCTTCTTCGCCGCGAGACGAAGCTTACCCGCCAACTCCTTCTTCTTCGCCGCATTCGCGAACGCCTTCGGGACGGCGGTCGGCGTCTTTTTCTTTGGAGCAGCGGGTGGTGGTGCCGCCAGTGCCCGGACAGTCTTAGACTTGGGAGCCTTTTTCTTCGCGTTGAAGAGCTTACGCACACCCGACACGTTCTTCCCGGCATTCAAATCTCGGATGAATCGATTTCGATTCTTCACCCCGATGTTCGAAGCCATGATTTCCTTCTTCAGTGCGTTCGCTTCCGCTTTCTTCTTCGCCGCCGCGTTTTCGTTCGCCTTCTTCTTCGCCGCCGCGTTTTCGTTCGCCTTCTTCTTCGCCGCCGCTTTTTCATTCGCCTTCTTCTTCGCCGCCGCGTTTTCGTTCGCCTTCTTCGCGGCGTTCTTCACGTGTTGCGATAGCTCTTGGCGACGCTTCTGCGCGTCGTTTTTCTTTTGCATGACCCATCGAAGGTGACCCGATCGATCCTTGTTCGAGATCTTCGCCTGTTGGATTTCAGATCGAAGCTTGACTTTCTCGTTGAGTAGTTTCTCTATGACGTTCAAGGCGTTCGCATTCTTCGCCTGTCGAATGTTCGATTGCCACGTGCGTCTGTACTGACCAAACATACCCGGAATGTTTTTGTTCACTCGTTGAACGAGTCGGGTCTTCTCTCGACCGAGTTCCGCGTTTCGTTCGTTGAACGTCTTGTTGCTCGCATTCTTGAACTCGTCGTTACCCTTGTTGCGTCGCTTCGCCGCCTCCAGCTTGAGCTGTCGACGCTTGTTGTTCGCAGGCTGCTGCTTCGTGGAGGTGTCCTTCGACGACTTGTTGTTCTTCTTCAGCGCTTCGTAGGCGTTTTCCAGGGTTTGGAAATTTTCCTTCGTACCACCCCTGTTCGGGTGATATTTCGGTGACAGCAGCCTCCTGGCGGAGTTCAGGGACTTTCCTTTCGCGACCAATTTTCTCAATTCATCCTTCGCCGCGTTCATGGTCAGCTTTGGTTTTTGGTTTTGGTTGAACCCCGCGGTCTTCTTGAACGCGTTGATGTCAACGTCTTCCTCTTCCTTCTTTCCGCCGGAGAACGTTCGTTGCTTTCCCATCTTGGTCTGGGTGGATTTGTTGGACTGAAGCGCCTTCAGTCGTTTGTTCAACTCGACGTTGTTCATCCATTTCGCACGACGGGACGTGAACGTGGACGTCAAGTCTTTTCTAATCTCACTCGCCAACGCATTCTTCGCCTCCGTGGTGATACCCGACGTGTTTCGAATCTTTCGCGAAATCTCTTCACCGCGCGCGGCGACGTTCACGGTCTTCGCACTGGCTTTTCGAGTGGCTTTGTTGTTCTCCGCCTTCTTCTTTTCTTGACGCACCTTCAGACGATTCTCCGCCTGTTTGACTGGATCGGCGACGGACGAGTCGATGTACTTGAGCACACCCTTCTTCGTGCTCCAACCACCTAACGTCCCCTTGACGTTCGTCGCGTTCAGATTCGCCACCTTTTGATCCCTCTGAATCTTGATAATCAGTGGTTGGACATTCGCCTCGAGCGACGGGATCGAGTGTTTGTTCGCGTGGGCTTTGTCTGCTAAGAACTTTTTCACGTAGGACTCATCTGCAGGTGTGCCCGACTTTTTCAGTTTACCGATTATTTCACCCAGGAGTCTCTTGGACTCCTTGGCGTTCGGAGTCAGTGAACGTTTCATGCGTTCGTTCGCCGCCTTTTGACGCTCATTCACATAATTGGAAACTTTCGTGTACTGCATTCGCTTCTTACCACCACCGTTCGCCGCTCGAATCGTCGCCAACTCATCGTCCGCCTTGATCTTCGCGTTCAATTTCGAACGGTTCGCGTTCAACTTTTGTGCGTCGAACAGTTTGTGTGCGTTGTCGGACAAAAACGCCTCGACGTAGGACGTGTCCACCTTGATCGGACCACCCTTGGCGAGCTTCGAGATCAACTCCTTCGACGTCTTCTCGAGTTTTTTCGTGTTCGACACGGTTTGACGCTCCTTCATCGCCTTGTTCTCGGCATTCTTAGTGGCGTTGTAATTCGACGTCTTAATGTACACGAGTTTGGGCGTCGAGTTCGAGTACTTACCCGTGAAACTCTTCACGGCGGTCGCTTTCATTTTCGCCACGTTCATGTCAGCCGCGATCTTCGCGTTCAGCTTTGAACGGTTCGCGTTCAACTTTTGTGCATCGAACATCTTGTGTGCGTTGTCAGCCAAGAACGCGTCCACGTAGGACGTGCTCACCTTGGCATTTTTCGCAATCTTCCCGATCAGTGCTTTGGTGTTCTTTGTCATTTGCTTGGCATTCGCCTTGGTCTTCGCCGTCGCGTTCTTTTCGTTTCTCGCGGCGACGCGCGCGTTCATGTTTCGCTTCGCGTTCGTCAGCGTGGCGTTATAGTTTGCATTCTTGATGAACTTGATGACCGGTTTCGCGTTCGAATACGTACCCGTGAAACTCTTCACGGCGGTCGCCTTCATCTTCGCCACCTCGGCGTCCTTGTCGACCTTCGCCTTGAGTGCGTTCCTGTTCAGGTTTCGCAAAGGCTTGCCGTTCGCGAACGCTTTCACGTACGTCGCGTCCACGCCCAAATTCTTCGACAAGTTTTTCATGAGCTGTTTTTCCTCTTCCGTCAGTCGAAGGGTTTCAGCCTTTTCGTCCTCGAGCTTCTTCTTATTGTTGAGTTGCTTTTGGAGTTCGGCTCGTCGAGCGTTCACGTTCGCGACGAAGACGAGCTTCGGTTTGGTTTTGAACACTCCCTTACCCTGCACCTGTTCCACCATTCCCCGGATCTCTTCGTCTTCTTTCACCTTGTTGGTGAGCTGCTGCTTGTTGACGTTCTTTAAGTCGACGTTTCGTGCTTTAGCAAACGCTTGGAGGTAATCGATGGTCACACCCGGGGCGACAGCTAAGAGACTGTTGACCTTCGCCTTGTCCTCGGCGTTGATCCTGTTCTTCTCGCGCTTATTCGCCACTCGCGCGTTCACGTTTTGCATTCGGGTGTTATAGTTGGCGTTGGGTATGAAGACAACCTTGGGCACGGACGTGCCGTTGAGTTCTTGAACTTTGACGGCGAGTTCCATATCCTTCTTTAATTTCTTGGCGTACGTGTTCGCGTTGATATTCGCGAGTGACATGTTGTTCATGCTCCTTCTGTACGCGTTCAGGTACGCACGGTCGCCACCCATACCCAACAGACGATCGACATTCTGCTTCTCAAGCGCCACCTGAGCAGCGGTGTTCACTTTTGTCTGAGCGATTCGTAACTTTTGATTGTACAGACGGTCGTTCACGTACTCGAGTTTGGGCACGGCTTTACGACCACCGAATCCGAAAAACGATCCCTTTTTTTTGAGTTGCCCGTTCGCTTCCAACTGCGCGAGTTTCATGTCCTTGAGGACTTTGTTCTTGTACCCGGTGACGTTCAGGGTCTCGATGCTCTGACCCGTGGCGACGAGATACTTTTTCAGGTAATCCTCATTACCGCCGGTGCCGAATATGTTCGCCTTTTTGTTCGCGATCATCTTCTCTTTCGCGAGACGAGCGATCTCCTGATTCTTCAGTTCTCTCTCCTTCTCGGCGGCTTGACGCTCCGCCTCGTTCTTCGCCAGGCGCATCCTCTTGTTCGCCTCCTCGCGTTCCATCGCGACACGTCGCCCTTCCTCTTCCTTCTTATTGGCTTCCTCTTGCGCGCGAGCGACTTCTTTCTTTTGTTGTTCGATGCGCGCCAACTCCTGTTGTTTCTCCAGTTGTCGACGAGCGTTCTGTACGTTCTTGTTGTTGGAGACGTTGATGGGCTTGGGAGCGGGCACGTTCGCGGGCTTCGGCGCGTTAGCGGGCTTCGGTGCGTTCGCGTTCGGTGGTTTCACGCCGGGAATGCGATTGCGTTTACCGATTTCTTCTTGTAATGCGACCATCTGTGCTTCGAGTCGGGACGTGTTCGCCGGGGTAGCGGTGGCGGGCTGCTTTTGCATTTGCATGAGCAATTGCTTCGTGTTTTGCAACTCCTGCTGTAATTTGCTTTGCGCATTCTGTGACTGACGCTTCGCCGCGTTCAGGGCGTTCTGGAATCTCTTCCGTTCCGCGTCCGTCGCCGCGTTACGCAAAGCCTGCTCCGCCTTCGCCTTGGCGTTCGCCGCCGCAGCCGCGTTTCGCTTCGCCGCGTTGGCTTCCTTTTGCGCGGTGTTGATCAGCTTCTTCGCGGCGTTGACCTGTGCCACCGCGTTTCTCTTCGCAGCGTTGACGTTCGTCTTCGCCGCGTTGGCGTTCCTCTTCGCCGCGTTGACCTGTGCCACCGCGTTTCTCTTCGCGACATTCTCTGCATTCTTGGCACTTTTCAATTCCGCCTCCAACTTGGCGATCCGGTCATTCTGCACCTTCCGCGCTTGTGCGTTATTCGTCGACACCGGAACCTTCTTCTGTTCTTGGATCACAGCGCTCAACTGTGCGACGAGCGCGCTCGCATTCATGACTTTCTCTTTTTGAGTGGCGTTCACCTTGCGTTCGGCGTTCTCCGCGAGCTTTCGAGCGGCGTTCGCCGCGTTCTGCGCCGCCTTGATCTGTGCCGCGGTATTCGCATTCTTCACGGCTTGTTCGGCTTTTCGCTGGGCATTCTTGGCGTTCTGCATCTCCTTCTTCGCCGCATTCTCCTTCGCCTTCGCGTTCGCCGCTTCCTGCTTGGCGTTCACGACCACCGCTTCGGTGACTTTTTTGTTCAATCCCTTCTGTTCGTTGAGTTCGGAGGCTTTTTGAATGACCTCATCCAGCGATGACGTCTCGTACATCTTTTTGAAATCACCCTTCTCCTTCTCGGTGAGGTTGAGCATGCCATTCAGGCGTTGTTCCAGGAACGCCTTCTCTTGGAGTTTCATCTTGAGGATGCGCTCTTGGAATTCCAATTCTTGCTTCGCCTTCATCTTCTCCAGATCCGTGTTGGCGTTCGCGACCTTTTTCGCAGCGACGTTCGTTTGCATTTGAATCGTCGCCAAGGCGTTCTTTTGCTTCTTCTCGAAATTGGATTCGAGCTCCTTCTTGAACTCCACCAGATTGAGCGCTTGTTGCGCCTTTTGTTTCGCGATCTCCGTGTTCGCGCTCTTGAGTTGTTCCTTCAAAATCTTCTGCTCCTCCGCAAGGGCATTTTGTCGCACCCGCGAGTTTTGCACCTGCACCTGACGGTTCTGTTCGATGCTCGCAATCTGTTGGGTGACGTTCGCCTTCGCCGTGGTGATCGCCGACAGAGCCTTTTGGTTCATGTTCGACACCTTTTGATTTTGGTTTCTCAACGCCGTGGACATGTTCGACCGCAGCGCGGCGTTTCGATTCGTCGCCCTTTGGTTCACGTTCGACACCTTTTGATTTTGGTTTCGCAACGCCGTGGACACGTTCGATCGCAGCGAGGCGATTCGATTGTTCGCCGCCTTCCTCGCCTCCGCGTTCTCCGCGCGCATGGCGTTCAGGTTGCGTCGAATCGCGTTTTTTTCCGTCGGGTCTTGGGTCGTGTTCAATTTGTTTTGCAAATTCGCAATCTTCACGTTGGCGTTCATCCGTCGATTCTCTTCCTTCGCGACGGCGTTCGAGACCATCTCCTTCGTGTTGACCACGTTGTTGGACGTGACCGGAACGTTGGCTGTGGAGGCGGTCTTCTTTCGAGACGCCTTGGTCGTGGTGGTTCCCTTCTTCTTCGAGTGTAACTGCACGGGTTCGGCGACGTTCAGTCGATTGAGACGATCTCTGATCGCTCGCACGACGTCCGCCTTCTTCGCGCCGTCGAAGACGACCGCCTTCACCTTCCTGGCGACCGATTTCAGTTCACCTATGGTGGACGAACTTTTGAAGAGAACCTTGTAGTCCTTCACCTCGAGGGGTGAAGCCACGTCGATGAGATACGAACCATCCCTCGACATGCGCATGGGTGGGAGAACGATCCCAGGACCCATGGATGCATACGCGTCGCATATGTCTTGTTTCGTGAGAGAGGACACGGATATGCCCGTGTCCTGTTTGACGAGTTGTCTAAGATCCTGTATACTGGCACCCGGATCACATACAACCATAAGTATAGTATTACACGGCAAAAAAATTCCTAACAGTGGTCGTACCCTTTCGTGTACAGTTTGCCTTTGGTCTCCAAATCTATGGAGAAATCGAACACGTTCAGTTCACCCACGTCGAGTTCCACCACGCGCGTGTTCTGTACCACGTCCGCGCGTCTGTTGTTGAGCGTCGATCGAAGGAGTGCCTCCAGAAACTGAATGTGATTCCGAATGTCTTCTTGGTATTTCTTGGTCGATTTCAATTTGATGCACACAATCTCGTGCGGTTTCTTCCCTAAAAATGGAGTGATGGGAAACGCCTCGGTCGTGCCCCCGTCCGTGTACGTGTACCCATCGAACCGTCCGGTCGAAAATATCAACGGCACGCTCATCGACATCAACACGGCGTCTATGACTTTCATGTCGGGGTGGGTGTCGCGGGAAAAATACACGGTGTCGCCGGTGTTCAGACAAAACGCGGCGACGTAAAATTTTTTTTTATCCAATTGCGCGAACGTCGGATCGCATCCACACAACCGCACGAACTCGTCGCGTATAGGGGAGGTGTCCACGAATCCAAAGTTTGTGAAAAACGACTTGACGTCGATTTTCACGAATTTCTGCATGTCCGTCGAAAACAGTAAGTCCACGATGTGATCCATGGAGAACCCGAGTGACAGGAACAGTCCCAGGATGGCACCCGCGGAAGACCCGGCGATCTCTTCGACGTCGTCTAGTGATGATTCGTGTCTCTTGAGGAACCCGGCGATGGTGAAAATACCAGTCCCCCCGGGTCCGATGCAGAGATACCGCATCTTATTTAGTAGTACGAACTGAATTGCTTCCTCAAAAGCGCAAAAACGATCGCATACACGACGGTGTGCACGACGCTCGCGTGAATGCTCGCTTGCCCTGGCATGTTGGTTGGCGGCAGGGTGAGAAGCATACCCGGCTGCAACATCATGAACAGTGTCGTCGTGACGATGAGATCGGTCTTCGTAAGAACCAGACCCATCACCCTGGCGATCACGCTGTAGGCGAGAAAGAACACGGCGGCGTGGAAGAAGACCGACGTGCGATCGGTGCGCCCGTCGGCGAACGTGAGTGATTTGCCCGTGGTTCGTACGACGAGCCCCGGGCTGAGGGTTAAAAAAAGTACCGCTGGGATGGCAACCTTTGGTGTGGTGACGTCGATCATATGTGCTATATGTCGAGATTTATATATCGACAAAACGTCCCGAAATTCTTGTTACGCATGATATTCGAATTGTCGAGACGTTTGAGTCGATCCCACACGTACGCGAGTCGTTCGTCTTCCTCGAACAGGGTGTCGTCCTCTTCGTAGAAACAAAAGTCCACAAAGTCGTCGAACTGAATGTCCGACCGCAACACGCCGTCGTACAGGAGTATTTGTAGATGGTCGAATAAAAACCATAATTCATCATTGAATTCGTCGTAGTAACCGTGTACTGTGGAATTTAATGATGGATCCGTGGAGTCCTCGTCGCCGCTGAGTTGTTCATCCACGTCCAGACCGTAGGTACCCTCGTAGAGATACTGGGACCAAACCATGTGTGAGTCTTACATTAGTCTGACGTCGATTCTTTTATACCACTAAGGGTCAAAGACGTGCTTTCCTTGACAGGTAAGTTTTCATTGATGACGGCGAGGCACTTTTGGAGCGTGTCCTCGTCACCGTTGAAAAATTTGCGAAGTCCGTCGACGATGTTCGCCTTCGTCATGCTCGATTTCCTGGACGATTTCTTGACGCTTATCTTCCCCTTCTTGAGATTGATGGTGTCGATGTCTTGGGAGACCATCGACGATTTCACCTGTTCCTTCAACTTTTTCTCCGCGGCGACGAGGACTTTCATGTCCTTCCTCGCCTCGGCGATTTGCTTGGAGAGTTCAACGAGTTTTTGAACATTGCTGGATAACTCAGTCGTGTCGGTCATTTGCTTGTACAGATCGTGATTTCTTTAACCGATTACACGAGCGGACGTTGCATCAAATCCGGCATGATGGTGGAGTTGTTCCACACGAAGACCTCCTTCTTGTTCGGCGGCTCCGCACGGATGCTTTGGTTCGCGTTTCTCAAACTACCGCCGGCGGTCTCCGGGACACCGATTTGCGCGCGCGGATCCATGAAGGACTGACCCTTGAGGACGTCGGACGGGGCGAACTGACCCCAGTCTTCATCCTGGGAAACCTCGCGCGGGAGCAAGGCGGAGGCGAGACCGGTACCGGCTTGGGCGGCGCAGTTCACGGCGCGCTGCGGGGACGGGCTCGGACCGACGACTTGACCGTCCGCGGCGAAGGACGCATACGTCGACGTACTCTTCATGTTGAAGAGAAGGTAGACCAAAACGGCGAGTGCGACGAGCATCACGATGTTCTTCGAGAGACCCTTCATTGTATATGAGTTTACAACATATTTTTTTCTTCTAGGTTTCTGCCTCGACCGATTCCTCCTCGACGGATGCTTCGGGTTCAGCCGCCGGCTCCGGTTCGGGCTCCGGCTCAGGCTCAGGCTCAGGGGTCGGCTCTTCTTCCTCGACAAATGCGTAGTCCTCTGGGTATTCGGCAACCTTCGTGGCATGGAGTTTCACCTGCACGATGTTGAACACCGGTCCGAAGGATTGCCTGGCGAAATATAATCCCGCGAATTCGACGATGGCGTTGCACTCGCGTCCTGCTGCGGCGGTCTCGAATCCCACGACCTCGAGGTCGGGGCTGAACACCTTGGTCGGGTGAATGCGCTCGACCGAGATGACCTTGGGCGACGTGTACGCGTTCCTCAGGTATTCCTCGGTGAGTTCCTTCCCGAACCATTCCTGAGAGTGTTCGATCGCAGCCTGGATGTTCTGTTCGTCGAGGGCGTCGATCTTCGCTCTGGTCTTGAGTTCGAGTTCGAGTTCACTCGTCGACGCGCTGACAATTTTCGCCCCGTTCAACTGGTAGAACACCTTCTTCTTGTCGTCTTGATACGCGCGAACGTAGTAGAGTCCATCGTTTTCTTTCGTCGGCGGCTTGAAGAACATGGTGGATTATGTCTTCTTCACTGGAGTATTCTTTAACCCTACGAACGGGATTTCGGAGGATCCCCGCAGGATCGCCCTGGGCACCCACGCGTTGCGATTACCCCTGTACCCGTACACGGATTTCTTCGCCGGTGCGTTGGGTTTGGTCTTTTTGTGTGTGTACTGGTTCCCGATGTAGGCGTTAGAATTATTTTTCACCCACCGCTTGGTGTGAACGTCGAAGCGCATGCCACCGTTCGTCTTGGTATACCCGACGGGCACCTTCTGACCTTTACGAGCGACGATACCCCGCGACATTTGCGTCACGACTTTGGAACTCGGCGGCGTGGTGTACTTGGCATACCTGTTCGCCTTCACCCTGGACGCCGCCTCGACGTTGACCGATCGAATCCTCGGCACGTTGAACGATCGAGACGGAGGCGGTACCTTCGAACGCACTCGCCTGTAGATGACGTCTATGGAGTTGGAGTTCAACACCTTCATCTTGGGGTCGACCAATTTCGCCAAAATCGTCATGCGCTTTTTGTCCTTGTCCACCTTCTCCGGTCTCAACCCGAGTTTTTGCATCTCGTACACGTCGTCGAGTAAGAACCGTTTCCCACCTATGTACACGCGATTGTCGTGCACGATCGATCCAGTGTCTTTGTTTTTGTACGTCACCCCTTTTTTCTGGTTATCGACGATCTCGTACCCGAACTCACCGGGGCGCATCAAAGGCATGTCCAGAAGACCGCCCAAGGTTTTGGCGACGATCCTCTTGGATTCGATGTCGAACACCCTGAGGTTGAGATCGAGGGCGAATAACTCGACGTCGATGAGCACGTCCCCGACGCTCGGCTTGTTGTTCGCGGACGCCTTCTTCTTCTTGATGAGCGTGTATCGACGAGTGACGTGCACGCGACCCTTGGGGAGGGACACGCCCAGGAAGCGTGCGAGTTTGGTCTTCTTCGCCATGCGTTTCTGAATTTTCGGTCCGAGAGACTTGGCGACCCGTCCGAGTTTGTCCCACAGAATAAGTTTGATCGCTTGGAGTTTTCCAAAGTACGCCTTGTTGTATGGAATTCTCGGACACACCTTGGTGTCGATGTCGCTCGTCACCACGCGATCGTCCCTGGGTAAATGCATGTTGAACGCCTCGCCGCCGCTGATGACCACGTCCGCCATTGGTTTCATGAACGCGGTCAAATCACCGACGGTTTTCAGGATGATGTCTCGAAGGGTGTCCGTGACGCAGACGTACAGCATCTTCTCGAGGGATTGCTTTCCATGTTTCGAGACGAGACGTTTCCTGAACGCGACGACGTTGTTGGCGTCGTAGTGTTTCTTCAACACTGGGTCGTCGAAGAAAAAATTCTTCTTGGTGAACTCATCGATGGTCTTCTGAGAGTACAGCTCCGTGTCCATTAATATGTGTCATGATAATAAATGGATTGCTCTGGGTGTCGGTGTTACGCCCGAGAGCAGTCTTTGTATCCCGACGAGTACCAGTTTTGTGGGTTCCAGGGGAAGGACTACGTGTACGCGTGCGACCCGTCCTGTTGCGAGAAGGGGTGCCCACCTGGTGGCAAACCCGCGAAGCCGTTCAAAATTCTGAAAAAACATGAATTTTACAGACCACCTCCCCCGTATCTCAAATTATTGCTCATCCTGATGCTCGTGCTTTCCACCCTGTTCATGGTTTAAAGAGGGTCTCAGTAGGTAAGACACAACGAGCCAACAATCATGTCCGCCGAACAAGAACAATTCAACATCGAAAACGAAATCACCGCGATCCGAGCCGACCTCAAGCTCCTCGCCAAGCTCGTCCGACGCATCCAAGCGCACATCGACGACCCGACCGGCGAGAAGCGCGAGAAGCGCAAGGCTAACAACGGTTTCAACAAGCCGCTCAAGGTCAGCGTCGAGATGCAAGCCTTCTTGGGTCTCGGCGCGGACGAACTCATCTCTCGTTCCGAGGTCACCCGAAGGATCACGGGATACGTCAAAGAAAAGGGTCTGAAGCACCCGACGAACGGTCGACAAATCGTTCTCGACCAACCGCTTCGCACCCTCCTCGGGGTCGAGGATCCGAACACGGAGATCACCTACTTGAACATTCAAAAGTGGATCTCCAAGCACTACGTCAAAGACGCCCCTACGGCTTGAGTTAAAAAATAATTGTGTAATCTAACATATATATGATCACTCGAGAGGTGATTGAAAACATCCTTGGTGGTACGAAACCGAAAAACCTCGGGTTGTACGTCCAAGCGTTCACGCACAAATCCTGTCTCAAAGAAGACCCCACGCTCGAGAGTTACGAGCGACTCGAATTCATAGGTGACAGCGTGCTAGGCTTCGTCATCACTCGATGGCTGTACGACAATTACGCGAATCAGATGGAGGGGTTCCTCACGAAAGCCCGAACGAAACTCGTGCGCGGGGAGATGCTCGCCAGTGTAGGGAGAAAGTTAGGTCTGCAACACCTCGTTCGAATGGACAAGAAAGGCATGTCCATGGGATGGCACAACAACACGAAACTTTTGGAGGACGTCATGGAAAGTCTCATAGGCGCGGTGTACCTCGATCTCGGCTTGCTTCACGCGAAACAATTCATCCTTCGCCTGTTCAGCGACCCGCAGTACGTGGACTTGTCCACTATACACTACGACGATAACTGGAAGGATCACCTCATGCGGTACACCCAGCAGCACCAGATATCCCTTCCGGAGTACAGAGTCGTCGGGCACGAGAATGCGATATTCACCGTGGACGCGTACGTCGACGGACATTTCTTAGGACGGGGCGAGGCGAAGACGAAGAAACAGGCGGAACAAAACGCGGCGAGAGCGTTTTTCTACCCGACCACCACTTAAACGACTTGGACGTGATTCTCGTAAGTATGCATCCCGTGTGTGAGTATCTCATATCGCTGACGTATGCCGCCCAGAAGAGCGAGGAATGGCTCGCCCTTCGCGGGAACATGCTCACCGCGAGCGACGCGGCGACGGCGATCGGGGAGAACCACTACCAGACACCACACGATTTGCTCCTCAAAAAATGTGGGTTGGGTGAAAAGTTCACTGGGAACGACGCCACGCGATGGGGTGAAAAGTACGAAGACGTCGCTCGAGAACTCTACGAAGAACGGTACGGGGAGAAAGTGCACGAGATCGGTCTCGTGCCGCACCCGGAACACAGGTGGTTGGGTGGATCCCCAGACGGCGTCAGCGAGAGTGGCAAACTCATAGAGATCAAGTGTCCGATGATGCGTAAAATTATTCCAGGCGAGGTTCCAGCCCATTACGTCCATCAGATTCAGTTGTGTATGGAGATTCTCGACCTGGATTCGTGTGATTTCATCCAATATGCACCGATCGAACTGACGTGGCCAGAGCCCGAGGTTCTGGACGTCACGCACGTGAAACGTGATCGAGAGTGGTTCGCCAAGTATCTTCCGGTCATGGATGCGTTCTGGAAAAAGGTTTTGTATCATCGAGAACACGGAGGTCTGGAGGCACCGCCACCGAAGAAGACTCGACCACGGAAACCGAAACCACCCAAGGAGTGTGAGATTGTGGACGTCCCAGACGACGACGAATATTTTAGCGACTAATTATTTATCTCATGTAATGTATAACAGAACCATGGTCGAACTCAAGAAGGGCGAAACCCGCGAACTCCCGAACGGTGACAAACTCGTCGGTGTCAACAAGAACGAACGCGACAAGCACAGCAACGGTCGCATCGTTCGCCAAATCAAGAACAAGTGGGGCAAGTGGGTCTCCAAGGCGAAGAGTTTGGCGGGTAAGGCGATGTACAAGAAGAACTCCGATGCCCTCAAGCCCAACCAATTCAAGAAGGGCGAGAACAGTCCGGCGTCGTCCAGATCTCTCTTCGGTCGTTAAAAATGTTGCCTGATAGCATATATGGCAGTCGACAAGAATTGGGAAGAAGCCGTCCGCATGGCGCGACTGGCGTCGAATAAGGATCCGCGCGAACGATTCAGTGGACCGATCAAAGGGGCGTTTTTAAAGGACGTCGTCGCGCGTTACAAGAAGATACTCGCAATCAAAGCCGTTGTCAAACGGAGAAACTAAATCCCTTCAGTCGTTCGGGTTCGAACACTTGAAGTTGATACATCGAATACGTGATTCCAAATCGCTTGTTGAGAAAGTATACCGAGCCCACCTCGGCGATCCCCTTCCCCGACATGCGACCGTACACCCCTTCCTTGATTTCCTCTTTCAGAAGGTTTCGATTCGTGTCGAAAATCTCAGGCTTCGCGTACCCGTCCGTGCCGACGTTGAGTTTCACGCGGAATTTCGGGGCGTGTCCGTTGTCCGCCTCCTTGATGTTCGAGTTGAACATCCCTCGGAGTTCGTCCACACCCTTCGGTTCGCCGAAGATGGCGACGCTCTGTTTCGCCACCTCTTCGATGACCTTGGTCTCGATGGACTTGATCGTGTTGTAAAATTTTTGCACGAACCCATCGTCCTCGTCCCATCCCGTGAGGTTGAAATCGACGTTGTATTTTTTCTGACCGATCTCGGGCGTGAACGCGCTCACGCCCCACGGCATGTACAGTCGAGGCATCTGAAAACGCATGGGCTTGTCCCCGTCGGACAACACCATCTTGCGTCCTCGATACTCGTGGATGGTCAATCGTTCGTCTGCACCGATGAAGGACATTTTATTACAATCAAATGAATCGTTTAAGCCGAGCACGCCACGCACTCGTTTTGGTCTGGGTCGAGTGTGAACTTTTGTGCGTTCGCCTTCGGTTTCGTGCGAAGGTAATACATCCCAGTCTTCAGACCACTCTTCCACGCGAACATGTGCATACTCGACAGCTTCCCGTAGGACGGCTCGCTGACGAACAAATTCATGGATTGCGACTGGTCGATGAACCGACCGCGGTCGGCAGCCATCTCGATGATCGATCGTTGCGGGATTTCCCACACCGTGCGATACTTTTGTTTCAAGTGATCGTCCTTTATGTCGACGATGTTTTGGATCGACCCGTTCGCACGAATGATCAGGTTTTTCATGTCACGGCTCCACAGACCGCGCGCCTTCAAATCGCGGACGAGATGTCTGTTGACGACCGTGAATTCACCCGCCAACACCCGACGGAGATAAATGTTCTGCGTGTACGGTTCGAACGCCTCGCAGTTACCCAAGATTTGCGCGGTCGACGCCGTGGGCATGGGTGCCAGCAGGAGAGAATTTCGCAGACCCTTCTTCACACGCTCGCGCATCGCGTCCCAATCGTACATCCCACTGAACCGGGTCGCACCTTCCCACATGTCGAACTGTAAGACACCCTCGCTCGCCGGCGATCCCTCGAAGGATGAGTACGATCCCAATTCCTCCGCCAATTCACACGACGCCTCCAACGCGGCGTGGTACATCGTCTCGAAAATTGCCGCGTTCATCGCGCGGCTCTCCTCGCAATCGAACGGAAGGTCGAGCAATTGGAACACGTCCGCCAGACCTTGAACACCGATCCCGATCGGACGGTGGCGCATGTTGCTGTTTCGCGCGGACTCGATCGGGTAGAAATTTCGATCGATCACCCGATCCAAGTTTCGAGTGATTTGTTTCGTCACCCGGTGCAATTCCTCGTAATCGAATTTCGCACCGTCCACGACATATTTCGGGAGCGCCACGGACGCCAGATTACACACCGCGGTTTCGTCGGGTGTGGTGAACTCGGCGATTTCGCAGCAGAGATTTGAACTCTTGATGACCCCCAGATGTTTTTGGTTGGACTTTTGCATCGCGTCCTTGTACAACATGTACGGCGTGCCCGTCTCGATCTGTGAGCGGAGGATCGCGCGCCATAACTCCTGTGCGCGCACGGTCTTCTTCCCTCGTCCCTCTGATTCGTACTTTCTGTACAGTTCGTCGAACGCGTCGCCGTGCACGTCGGACAGACCGGGACACTCGTCCGGACACATCAGTGTCCATTCCCCGTCGTTCTGTACTCGGCGCATGAATTCGTCGGGAATCCACAGTGCGGTGAACAGGTCGCGACACCGCATCTCTTCGTCGCCGGTGTTCAGGCGAAGATCGAGGAATTCAAACACATCGGCGTGCCACGGTTCCAAGTAGATGGCGATGCTCCCCTTGCGTTTACCCCCGCCCTGGTTGACGTACCGAGCGACGTTGTTCAGCACTCGAAGCATCGGGACGATCCCATCGGACGCTCCGTTCGTGCCTCGAATCTTCGACCCACGCGCGCGAACGTCGTGAATGTGCAAACCTATGCCCCCTGCCCACTTGCTGATGGAGGCGCAATCGTGTATCGTGTCAAAAATTCCGTCGATTGAATCTGCTTTATTTGCCACGAGGAAGCAACTCGACATTTGTGAGTGATTTGTCCCGGCGTTGAAGAGGGTCGGCGTGGCGTGAATGTACTTGTGCAGACTGAGATCGTCGTACGTTTTCAGCACGTTGTCGACGTCTTCGCCGTGGATGCCGATGGCGACTCGCATGAACATGTACTGGGGTGTCTCCAGAACGATGTCGTCGACCTTGGTGAGGTACCCTCGCTGAAGCGTCTTCAGACCGAAGAATGTGAAATCGTTATCTCTCTCCGGTACGATTTTGTCCTTGACGAGCGCCGACACCTTGACGACCTCGTCGGTCACGATGCCCGCGGCTTTTAATTTTTTCATGGCATTGTTGAAGTTGTTGGGTGCTGTCTTCTGAATGTTACTGGCGACGATCCTCGCCGCGAGCAACTCATAATCCGGATCGGTCGTGAAGAGGGCGATGCACGTCTCCGCGCTCAGGTCGTCGATCTCTCTGGTGTGAATCCCATCGTACATCGATGAGAACACCTGTTGAGCCACGACCTGACTGTCGACCGCCGGCGAGAGACCGTCGGTGAGTTTGCTTATCCTCTGCACGACCTTGTCGAAGCGACAATCTTCAACACGACCGTTTCGTTTGATTACCTTCATTTTCTCCTGTGTTTCTTCTCTACACTACCGGTGATTTTTTAAGTCTTTCATTTTTTGCATTCCATGCGGACGTGACCCGATCGAACCGGCACGGCACCCACGGTTTCGAACTTTCGCGTCGGCGCGAGGAGGTAGCTGTTGTTGTAGAAATCGCCCTGGATCCCAGGCTTGGACACAGGGGCGTAACTCCCGACGAAGCATGCCGGGGCTTGGCACTTGGGAGCAAAGTCGACGTGCGCCGGCTTGGAGGCGAACGAGTCGAAATCACTGTAGTACACCATTCTTGTTGTTTGAAACATAGCAACAATTTTTTTTTGGTGGTGTCTAGTAAAGGAAAGGATGGACGCCACAAGTCTCCAACAGGTCGACACACCTTTGAACCAATTATTTTTTTCACAATTCAACCGAGCTCTCGTACAGAGAGCGATTCGCGAGACTTTCAAGCGTCGTCACGGTTTGGCGATCGATTACCAAAAAGATGAAGACGTGTACGCGTTGATGCGTTCAGTGTTCATTCTCAACGAGGGTGACCATTACAACAACGTGCACGAACAAGTCCGAGCCATGAACACGATCGTCATCAACAACGCCGTCGCTCAGATCAAGTCGGGTGTGGCACAGTATTTGCATTACATGAAGGACATCGACACCGCCGCCGAACCGATCGCTCGACCGATCAATACCAGCACACACGGGAAAAAGATGGACTACAACGACAAAATCGGTATCAATTAAAGGGTATTTACCAAGTGTACACATGTTGAACGATTACAAAGAGGAGACCCAAGCGCTGTGTCGGGCGAAGGGATGGGACAAGGCGGATATCAGCACGGTGTGGCTGTTGCTGACGGAAGAGATCGGGGAACTCGCGTCGGCGATACGTCAAGCGACGAACACCTTCAAAAAGACCGGGCTGAAGAAAGAGCGCGGACAGGATCTCATGATGGAGATGACTGACGTGTTGAGTTATTTGTTTCAAATCGCTGGAATGTTAAACTTGGATCTCGATCTGAGTTGGCAGCAGCACCGTAAAAAACTCAACACCAAAAAATATGTCAGTCTACATTAACACAGAACCATCATGAGTTTCGTGATGGGGAACGACAAAAACTCGATGGATCGGCTGAATCCGTTCGTCACGTTCCCGCCCGGGGGCGTTCGACGCGCCGGCGATTTCGCTGATTTCACAAAGATGTTCGACGAAGACCACGCCGCGCTGAAGCCCGACGGCACGAGCATCGCGTGCAAGGTCTCTCGCACCGCGGGTGATCGCACGATCGATTTCTGCACAGACAAGGTTCCCAACTGCGCGGCGAACAGACCGCACTACCCGGACAGACAGATCGACGAGGGTCACACCGGGTACGTGCAGAAGAGGTGCGCCGCCACGAAGAAAGTCAAGCCGAGTCCGCGCGTCGCCATCACCACCGCGGTGGTGCGTTACAATAAGACGCGCATCCTCATGGCTATTTTATTATTCATTTTCATCATTTATTTATTGCAATAAGAGTCTCAATATGAGATACAACCGTTCGAGCGCGCGTTCGTCCATGCATTCCTCGATGAGGTCGTGAAACACATTCTCGCATATGTGTTTCGCGAGGTCCATCTGCCATGGTGAGTCCACGTTGACGTAGGGCGGCGTGAACGAGCGATCGAGAACCTTCGTCGCGTGAAGCGTTCGGACGATGGTTCGCGCGTCCTCCCCTTTCTTGTCCAGGAGCGTTCGAAGGGTCATCTGCACGATGCGCTGTCTGACCTCGAGCGTCTTCTCGACCATGCAATCGAGAAACTTTTCGTACGACATGTTTCGTCGAAGCGAACACAGTTCCACCCAATCCCCGATCGGTCGGGTCTGTAAATATTCCGTGTAGTCCGCGTACTCTCGTTCGGATTTCACATACCTTGTGTATGAGATTTCAACGTAATCGAGTCGTGATTCGACATCGTGTATGTATCGAGCCGACCGGACGAACGCCGTCATTTAAATTAGTCTTGGGATATTTTCTTTAACCACACACCGCGGCGCACGCGCGCATTCATGAGGTACCACGCGGTGCAGAACACATGCTTCTCCTTCCTCCTGACGCTCGACGATTTCAGAGCGTCGTTCGATGAGACGAAGATACCTCCGTCGTGGCTCAAGATCACCACCATCACGATGCTGTGCAAGCGTCCGCGGACGACGGACGTCGAACGCTTCAAACGAGCATTCGAGCACGTTCAAACGGTCAGAATGTCCCTCGGGGGTGGCGACGCCCCGCTCGCGTACGAATGGCGATTGGGGAGCACGAAGTTCTACAACCAAGTCACGCTCGAGAACAGGGACGGGTTCAGTCGACGATCGGTCAAGTTGTTCAAGAACGGCACCGTCCACGTGACCGGGTGCACGGACGTGGTCGACTGCCAGCGCTGTGTAAAACAGATCAACAAGCTTTTTGAAAAAATCATAGGGGTGCCCACCCAACCGACAGACGAAAATTTCCAAATCGTCATGATCAATTCGAGTTTCACGATGAATTACAAACTCAACCTGCTCGAGGTCGAAAAGTGTTTCAAGGAATACCCGACCGTGTTCACGGAGACGCATTTCGAACCGGGCGACTACTCGGCGGTGAAGATTAAGTTTCGTCCGTCGTACGACATGAAACAGGTGACGACGAGCATCTTCAACACAGGGAACATCATCATCACGGGTGCGCAGACGTACAAGGAGATCGCGTACGCGTACAACCTGGTCGTCACGACCCTTCACGGGTACACCTCGGGGCGCGTGCTGTGTTCGCCCTACGACGTCGTTCAAAAGTTTGACACGAAATTTCTCGGGTATCGCATCGACGATCTGCTTCCGATCCTGAGACGCCAGGGGCACAAGTCTTGGTGTCTCACGACGAAGAACAGGCAAATAAATTTCTCTCACTAGTTGTAATACATAAAATAATGAGTCAGCGTTTGGGCATGGCTGACGGACGATGCTTCTCGCTCAACAGCTCGTCTCAACTCGTGAATAACTACATCATGCAACAAGCGAACATTCGCATGGAGGACAATTACTCCTACCGTCAATACTTGCAAAAGAACGGTCCGGTGATCCTGAACGACATTCAAGAGAAGGTTCAAGGCAAGGGTCCGTGCCTGTCGTGCGACAAGCCCCTCATGGATCTGCGCGACATGTACTGATTAATTTTTCCCAGTCCACAAGAAGGATGGACGACGACTGCTGCGGGATATGTCTCAATCCCGTGAGGCAGACGCGAGGGACAACCGCCATCCGTTGTGGTCACCTCTTTCACAAGACGTGCCTCACCCGATGGGAAGACCAAGGGAAGAACACGTGTCCGATATGTCGTCGGGTGTACAACGCCAAAAATTACACCATACACATGACGATTCAGAACAACATCACCGGTACGAGCAATACGATCGAGTTGTCGAACAATTCACTCCTCAGCGTGTTCGACGTGTTCGAATTACAACTGGACATGGAACCCATAGACTTAGACCGTCTTTTTGAAGACCTTGGGGTGAGTATGTCCGACTTTGACCCCAGTACGTTTGACACAGAATGAGTCGCAGTATGTCTTGTAGTTCAGGGATTCGTACGCGCGAGACGCCTTGCGAGGATCCTTGATGACCGCACCCTTAGCGTCGACGTACAGAGGTCCGGTCGCCCAGCCTCTCTTGTGCGACCACATGTTACACGGGAACGTGATGACCCGACCTTTCATCGGCGCTCGGAGACGCGCACGACGCAACGCCGCCTTGATTTTCTCAGGAGACACCTTGAAGAAACGCGCGATGGAGGTCGTCGTGTCCCCTTCCTTCATCTTGTACTTACACGCCCTGTCTTGGCGGTACCAGTGGAAATCACCCTGCTTGATCCAGTCCGACGGACGCGCCGGGGCGACGAAGAGCATGACTTTGTAAAACCCACGCTTGCACGCCTTGTTCGGGTTCTTGCATCGGTACACGGTCTTTGGGTTGTCGCTCAGGACGCGTTGGGTGACCCCTTTGCAGTGCGTGTACGGGTGATTGCCCCAGTTTTTCCCAGAGCGTTCACCTGGCACGCTCTTGTACAGACGCCCTTTCTCCACGTCCCCGAAGGCGTAGGCGTAGCAGTTGTTCCCCACGATCGCCCCTTTCCGACCGAACGGACCAGATTCGTTAAACGTTCGCTCCGACCCGCTCAGGGGGAGCTCTTTGACCATCTTGATTTATTATGTACAAGTATAATAAATCAACATGATCCGTGACATCGCTCGCTCCAAGTCTCGCTCTGAAATGGTTCAGGAGATCCTCATGGCGATCCTCGTCATCCTCATCTCCACCTTCCTCCTTCGCCTTCTTTGGAACCAATCCTTGGCGAAGCACATTACGGTGTTCAAGCAAATCGACACGCTCGGCGACGCGTTCTTGCTCAGCCTGAGCCTGTGCATCCTTCGCGGGTGCTAAATTTAGAATTCAGTGTACCCGACGAGCTCTTCACCGCTCGGGCTGACGAGCGTCGGGAACGCGTTCTTACCGTCGCATCCACCCTTCGCACAGTCGACAAATTTGTGAGGCACGTTCTTGCGCTTCATGTAGTCGAGCTGTTTACGAGTCCATCCACACGACATGGTCCCGTAAACGGTCCACACCTTACCGCCCGCACCGACGGACACGGACGCGGACGCCATGAAACGCTGACGCAAGAAATAGACGGCGGCGACGACGACGAGGGCGATGACGATTTGACGTCCAGTGATAGTGATCTTCATTACATGGTACAAACATTTTATTCTTCGTCCATCCCTTCGTCGATGTCTTCTTCTTCCTCTTCGTCGTCATGGTCACTCTTCGGCGCCGCCTCCGGGAGGTTCAGTCCGACGAATGCGAACGATTGTAATTTTTCGCTCCTGTCCAACAAGAGTTGGGACAGGCGAACCGTGCATCCGAACTTGGAATCGATGAACCAAAGGCTGGCGAAATCGACGATCGCGCAGCATCGCTGACCCTTTTGAAGCGTGTCCAAGTCAACCTGTTCGCGTTGGAAATTGTACACCTCCGGGACGAACGAGCCGTCCGGTTTGCACATGATCTTCGCCTTGAACGTGTTCGGGTATTGCGGATCCTTGGCGACGCGAATCAGCGGCTTGTAGAGTGCCTGAGCCAAAACGTCTCGGTGGAACTTTTTTCCCAGCCACTGCTCGGAGTTCTCCGCGGCGGTGTCGAGGATCTTGTTGTCCAATTCCTCGAGCCTCTTCATGAAATCAATCGCCTCCGTATTATCCGAGTCGAACGACAAGTCGAGCGAGTAACTCGTCTTCCCCGTGGACTCATCCGTGTATGCGGAGAGTCCGTACGGGGCGCGCATGAATGGGAGTTGGACGTAGAGTTTCTTGCTGTCGCTCGTGTTGATGTAGACAGTCTTGTTTCCCATTTTGCCTTTACGCATCGCGGAAAACTCGATCTTGTCGGCATTGAATTCAGAGGCTGGAGTGATTGTGAGAGACATTGGTTGTTGTTTGGTTGTACCCATAGTACATGGCTCGTCTTTAACCGAACAAATCATGCATGCATGGACAACTTGAATGGCAGATCGATCGGTACGATGTTTTTCAGTTTCATCGGTCTGTCGTATATGTCTTGGTCGAAATCGTGAATGTGAACTTCACACTCCGATCCGGTGTCGCGTCGAAGCAATGTCCCGTCTCCGTAATTCGTTCGACAGGAATAAAATCCAGGTTGCTTCGCGTTCGGTGGACACGCCAGGAGGTTCGCCGTTTTCCAATCTATTTTTCGCGACACTTGGGCACCGTGAACGACCTCCGTTTCGAACGTCCAACCACCTTCGTCGCGCACAAGAAGCCACCACAAGAACACTATCAGCGCGCCGACGAAAATCAGTGACCACATGTAATAGTCGACGAAAAAAATATCATCCGGCACATCATGGAATTTCCACTCGCGAATAAAATTTTCACAGCGACGTCGAGTATTCCTATTCAACCAATCTATGAAGATATATTCATATGTAAGGAAGCACTCAAAATATGGGAAAATTTTGAAATATTTCGAGATGAAGCGGCGATGGTATACAAGGATTTGAAAACGATCAAGGGTGACTTATTTTTCGAAGACATCGTCGTGAACCCCAAAGATTGGACGAAATTGTATTTACGATGGTACAACGACATCGATCCCATCGGTGAAAAATTATGTCCGAGAAGCGCATCGATCATCAAAAGCATGCCACACGTGCGGATAGCCATGCTCAGCGTGTTACGACCCGGTGCTAAAATTTTACCACACGCGGGTCCGTATCGGGGATGTTTACGCCTTCACATGGGATTAATCACACCGAACAGTGACGAGTGTTTTATATCCGTCAACGGACAGACGTACAGTTGGCGAGATGGACGCGTTGTGCTCATCGACGATACGTACACACACTACGTTCAAAACAATACCGATGAGTATCGAGTCATTTTATTCTGCGACATAGACCGACCGATGAATTGTATGGGGCGATTCACTCACGAACTTATGATTTCCATGTTTGGCAAACTCACGGCTCGCGAAAACAAGTAGTCGTCGTCACAACGCGACGCACGCACCAACATGGACTACGTCAACGACCAGATCGAAGAACTCAAGGAAGAACTCCGCGTCCTGGAGTCGGAGATGTACAGGACCCAACGGCGTTATCACGTGTTCGAATCGGACGCGCGCAAACTGTGGGAGATGGGCGAGAAGCGTCGCAACCACGTCCTTCGCCCCTTCGCAGAACTCGCCGGTACGGAGACATGGGACGCCGTACTCAAGGTGTTGGACGAGGGCGTGGATCAACACTCGTACGACAGGTGTCGAAAGATCATAGAGACGTCCGAGGAGTCACCCAAACGCGTCACCAAGCTGCTCGTTGCCTTCACGCGGGCGTGCCCACACGTCATGGCACACAAGCTCCAAGGGGATCTTTGTTTGAAAAGTCATGAGTGCCTACTGGTCAACAGACGTCTGAACAGACTGTACGTGCAAGCGAACCGCGCGATCGAGAGTTACCACGCGTCTACAGCAGATAGAATTTCTTCGACACAGCCGGCGTGTGCCCTATAGTCTCCGCCGTGACCTTCCGGGCGAGGGTTTCGTCACCCTTCGATTCACGAAGATGCTTCTGGAAGAGCTGCATGCTCCCAGCTGTCCGGATATCTTTTAACTGTATGTCTTTATTTCCGACTATTTTTCGGAGAAGGTCTCTGACCCTCTCATACTTTGCATTCCCAACCAGTAACCCCCCTCGACGTTTCGAAAGGGCACCGTGTAACACCCGATCGCGCGCCTCGAAGAGTCGGCGTTGTCCAGATTTGGCGGGAAAATCGAAGACGACCGTCTCGCTGTCGCCTCGCAGTTTCACGTGTCTGCGTTCGAGACTGAACGCGCCCAGGGCACCGGTCTCGCGTTCGGCGACACCCGATCGAAGGTACCCGGACGCGATCATTCGAAGCGCGAGCGCGTCGTCCCACGAGGGGTGGGCGGCTTGAGACAAGATTTTCCCCGTAGCGGATTTGATTTTCGAAAAATCGATGTCGGACGCTCGAGCCTTGCGTTTCTTGCGCTGGGCGTCGAGGTATTTCTCGTGGTAGTAGTAGTGCGTTTTTCCTTGCCCATCCACGGCGGTCGCCTGAAGCCTGGCGTCTTTCGCATAGACGACGACGTTCGTGTACGCGGGCGGGATACCCAACCGTCGGCACCGCGTTTGTTCGGGTTCAGAGAGCTTGACACCGTTTCTTACGTAGACCCCCCTTTTTCGAGTGATCATTATTACAACATCACAAAATTCTTTACAAGACGAGCAACCACATGTCGACAAGGTCGGTTTGTATACGAGCACCCTCCTCGTCGAGTGTGAGAGTACCCGACAATTTTCGAAGACACCTCTCGACGACGCAAGGATCGAGTCGTTCGTCCAACGCGACAGCTTTGCACCCGTTGACGTTGTGGATGAGTGGAAGGATTCTGAAACCATCCGGACCACCGAATTCGGTCACTTTTTTTTTGATCTTCTCCATGGTGTTGTAGAAGACGACGACCCTGGAATTGGAATCCTCGTCCTCGACGGCGAGACAGTGATCTTCCCCGAGTGACTGGTCGAACACTCGAGAGAGCAAGCGCGTGTCGTCGGGTATCGCCAGGGGTATCTCGTTTTTCCAACGCCGGTATCGATTCATGGCATTGTTGTACGCCCGACGTTCCTCCGACTTTGGGTCGAGCTCTCGATCCGGGTAGTGATCGTAGTCTTCTGGTCTCGGTTGTTTCATCGAGCGCGTGTCGAGTTGTGAGGTGGGTGGTGTCACATGTTCTTTTGGTCACGACTTTGATAATTGAAATTTCAATTTTAAAAAATCGTGTGTATTGTAAATGAAACCGATCCTTTTCATCCTCGTGATCGTTCTCGTGTACTGGTGGGTGACGGGTTTCTTGCGACATCGTCGATTGAAGACGTACAAATCTCTTCGCCACGTGTACGACGATGGGTCATATCACACACGCGATAGAGACACGATGCGAGTCGGGCGTCACGGGAAAGACGTCCCGAAGGTGAGCGCCGATCAGTTCGCCAGAGGGCGTCCGTGTATCGTCACGGGTCTGAGCGACGAGTGGGCGTGCAAAGAATGGACGTTTGATTATTTCAAGCGTCACTACGGTGACGTCTATTTCGAGTCCTTGGTGCACAATGAAAACACTGCGATCGGGATTAAGTTTAGTGATTTCCACCACTACGCCAAACACCAGCGTGACAATTTCCCACTCTACATTTTCGATGAAAACTTGGACATGCGAGACGACACCAAACACCTCATCGATCAGTGGACGGTACCCGACATATTCCGTGACGACTGGTTCGACCGATTCGATAACGAGGTTCGACCGCCGTACCGATGGATCATCCTGAGTCCGAAACGTTCGGGACAACAGATGCACGTCGACCCCCTGGGTACGTCCGCGTGGAACACTCTGCTGTCTGGGAAAAAACGATGGATCGTCTTCAAACCCGACGCCGACGTCGAGGGCGACATTCGTGAGTCGGGTATCGATTGGTATTTGCACCACTACGACGACTGCAAACATCTCGAGCACTGGGATTTCATGCAGCATCCGGGCGAGACGGTGTACATCCCGTCAGGGTACTGGCACAACGTGATCAATCTCGAAGATTGCGTGTCCGTGACTCAGAATTTCTTACCGAACAGTGAGTTCCCCAAACACGAAAAAATGTTGAGACGCGAACGACCCGACTTATTTGTAAAAGAAGGCTAGCATGTACCTCGTTCCCTTGGTCACTGGTAACGTCCCGTGTAAATGTTTATCACCGCTGTACTCGATCGCGTCACCCTGTTCGTACGGGACGATTGGAAGATTCGGATGAGTGGCGATGTACTCGTCGATCATCTCCTCTGGCATTTGATGTAAGTATCGATCACCCATCTCACGACTGCTTTTTCTGTCGAATATGTACAACTCACCTCCGTCGACGTCCGACGTGTTCGACAGTAAAACGTTCACCGCGTGTTGACATTCATCGAAATGCATGAACAATCTTTGTCGTTCTTCTGGTCTGTATCTTCGTAGGAACACGTAATCCAGCGTGTAGAAATCTCTCTTGAAATGCATCTCGTACAGTTCGAGACACATGTTCCAGAGTTCTGGGTTGAACACCTCACCGTCGCTGTAGATGTCAATCTGCCACGTGGGTTTGCCATCGACCGGTTCGGGTTCCTCATCGTGGTCGTCAAACTTGTAGTTGTTCGAGACGTCGATGATTTTCTGACACTGACTGGGAGTGAGTAATTTTTTGTGGATGACGTACTCTTTTTTGTGACCGAGAAGAAGCCAGAAGAAGACCGCGACGAGCGCGACGACGATCCACGCGACTACCGTCATATTAAATCTGGTGACGGATTTTTTTCGTAGAGAAATGTAACATGAAGTCGGAAGATCTCATAACACTCGTCGTGGTTGGATTTTGCTGTTCGTCGCTCATGTGTTCGCTCATGATGGTGGGTGGGCACACGTGTACGAAAGGGACGTTCGACACGTACGAGTTCGACAGTGCGGCGTGCTTCGACTTTTCACCGAGTCCAGGTCCGGGTCCGGGTCCGGGTCCGGCGGAGGTGGACGACACCACATTTCCAGACGACATCACGGGACTCACCGGTCGATACACGACCGGCTCCAACGACGGCACGCAATGGAAAGACGTTTCTGGGAAAGACAATCACGCGACGGTGGAGGGAGGTAACCTCAACCTCATCGACGACGGGGTCGACATGTCCGGTGTAAAACTCCTTCGAGGCGAACACAAAGTCTCGATCAAGTTTCCAGAGGCGTGTTTGAACGACGTGAACAAAGACTACACGTTGGCGTACGTCGGTAAGTACGCGGGCGATAAACGAGCAAGAATTTTCGACGGCGTGGGCGTGAACTGGTTGTCAGGATGGCACGGCAATCGCTCTGGGTACGCGTACCACGGTGCCGGAGAGTGGCTCACCGAGTACAACGTTAACGACGGCAAACACGGACAGGCGTTGATGATGGGTGTCGATCAGAAAAATCTGTTCCGATCGAACGGGAAAAACAGAACAAAGATTGGGTACGCGAACGGTGAAGCGCCGACGCAGATCACCGTGAACGCTGGCATGGCGAAGGAAGGCAATTGGGGAGGCGACGGGGAGGTGAGTGATTTCGCGTTCGGTGAGATCCTCATCTACAACAGAGAATTGTCGGACGTCGAGATCGGTCGCATCGAGAGATATTTGAGTGCGAAATTTTTCAAAGAACTCGAGACGTCTCCGGAATTCATCGCACAGGGATGGCGTCGGGGAGAACCGGGTGGCAAAAACGGTGAAGGGTTCGATCCGATCAAACCGGTGTTCGAATTGTCGGGAAGCCAAGAACACTGTCGACTGATCGCGGAGAAGACGGGCAAAGCGGTGTGGGGACACAGGAACGAGGCGCACGGTGCGCCGGAGTGGCGGAACACGTGTTGGTTTTACGACACGTCTGACAATTTCGACGGGTACGTGGACGACTCGAGCGATACGGTTCACACGATGGGATGTGCCGACCCCACGAAGGACGTGCACAAGGGATGTCAATAAAATATCACCATGTATTAGAGTATGAAGACCGGAACGCTCATCACCCTGTGCTGTCTCGCGATGATGATGATGTCTTGTATCGGCATGTACGTCGCGATTCGTCAGAGCGAAGAATCCGTGTTCGACGCCGCACAGGCGAAGAAGGACAAAAGGGACAGGCAGGAAAAATTACTCATGGCGTTGGGTGACGTGAAGAATATCTCAGCACAGACGATCGAGGTCGTGAACGATCAACCGCTCAACATTCAAGAGGTCTACGTGTACGACAAGATGGAAAACAATCTCGTGGAGGAAGAGACGACGGTCGTGACGGGTGGATACGACACCGCGAAAGTGTCCATCGACCTGGGTTCCACGACACAGATTCCGAGCATGGTCATCGTGAACAACAAAGACGGTGGAGGTGTCATAGGCGCGACGTTCAGATTGCTCGACGAGTCAGGGGAGGTCGTGCACGTCTCGAAAGCCATCAAGGACGTGGCGGACGCGTACGAGTACGATCCCAATTTCAAGACGTGGAGCAAGTTGTCTTTCGTCAAGGTTGGACGTAACGAGGACGGCACAAAATTTTCTTAGACTACATGTATAACTACAACGCAATATGGGATTCTTCAAGGATTGTGGATGCGGATGCAACGGACAAAAGGCCCAGGAACAATTCACGATTTCCGTGATCTCCGGTTTGACCTTTTTCCTCGTCGCCAACCCCCAGATGTACATGCTCATGCGCAATTTGATCGGGTCTCGCGTCGCCAGTGTGAACGGTAACCCGACGATGTTCGGTCTCGTTCTCCACTCGATCGTGTTCACGCTCGTGGTGTGGATGATGATGAAGATCAACAAGAAGGAACGCTACGAACCGTCCCCGGGTCCGTCCGCGGAAAAGAAGGAGGCTGTGGCGCCCGCCCCGAAGAAGCCGCTCAGCCCGGAAGAGATCGCGAAGAGGCGCGCGGCGGTCATCGCGAAGAGAGAGGGTAAGGCGATGAAAGCCGAAGGTCCGGCGGAAGGTCCGGCGGAAGCCGAAGGTCCGGCGGAAGCCAAAGGTCCGGCACCGATGAACGGTAGCATCATGGGTTTCGAGTTGGACGGTTTTGATTTGCAACTCGCCGATTTCGACGGACCGGCGCCGAAGAAGGCGATGGTGTGCAACTGCCCTGACGGCTCCACGGTCACAGTGAACTGAGTCTCGCGCGTTCCCTGGCTTCTATCATGTCCACGGTGTCCTTGAACGATCGACCACCCGACGTGCTCGGTTGCCAACTGTGCCACTCTCGATCGATCTCGACGTGATCGGGCGGAAGGTCGCGCGCCTCCTCCTCGTCATCGCTGACGACGAACGACAAATCGTCTTCGTCGTCATCGTCTTCCCATATCTCACTGTTGTCGTCCTCCACGTCCACGTCCATGAGGCGCACGTACAGATCGAGGTCGACCATCTTGAATTCGAGATCCTCCAGGGTCGTTCCTGGGTAGTGTTCCATCAAACTCTCCGGGGGCACCGCCTGTTGTTCTTCCTCCAACTGGTAGCACGTCGCGCTCTTGTAGATTTTATCGGTCGCCGTCAGGTAACGGACACCCAAGACCCGACCCGTATTCATAGTGACCACGGCGTAGAGATCTTCCTCAACGTCGTCCTCCTTGCAAAAAACTTTGACAATTTCGTGTTCTTGAATTTCATTAAACCTGATGGATTCCATCTCGACTTAAAATTTCCAGACAAAAAATCTTCAGATCATGATACCCTCGAACATGAAAATCAAAATTTATTCCAAACCCGACTGTGAATATTGCACGCTAGCGGAAGACCTGGCGAAGACCGAAGGCTTGTCGTACGAAAAAGTAAATATAGATAGGGATGAACTTAAAGAGCTTTGCGACGGTCGCTTGGACGCGTATCCACAGGTGTTTTGTGACGGGGTGAGGATTGGTAACTATTTCGATTTTCAGGAGTGGGTCGAGGACGCCGTCGAACCCATGCTGGTGCCGAACCTCGACAGGTTCACGACGTTTCCCATCGTGCATCAAAATTTGTGGAACCTGTACAAGCGCGCGCAACACTCGAACTGGTCGGCGGAGGAGATCGATCTGTCCGCCGATAAAGACCACTGGGACAAACTCACCGACAACGAACGACATTTCATCAAGTGGGTGCTCGCGTTCTTCGCCGGGTCGGACGGGATCGTGTTTGAAAATTTGAACATGAATTTCGCGGACGAGGTGCAATACACGGAGGCTCGCGCGTTCTACGCGTTCCAAGGATTCAACGAACACGTGCACGGCGAGACGTACTCGAGACTCATCGATCGCCTGATCACGGATCCCAAGGAGAAGCATCAGCTCTTCACAGCGGTGAATTCCATTCCGAGCATCAAACAAAAAGCCGAGTGGGCGATGCGATGGTTCTCGCGGGATCGACCGTTCGCCGAACGTCTGTTCGCGTTCGCGTGTGTGGAGGGTATATTCTTTAGTGGGTCGTTCTGTAGTATTTTTTGGTTGAAGAAGCGAGGACTCATGCCCGGTCTGTCCTTTTCGAACGAGCTCATCAGTCGCGACGAAGGTTTGCACCTGGAATTCGCAGTGGAACTGTTCGGTATGCTGCGTAAAAAACCGTCCACAGAAACCATACACAACATCCTCCGCGAAGCCGTGGAGATTGAGAAGAGTTTCATCCTCGACGCCCTGCCGTGTTCTTTGATCGGGATGTCCGCGGACAAGATGAGTGACTACATACAATACGTGTCCGACAGACTCCTGAAACAGATCGGGTATGCGACGATATGGAACGCGAAGAATCCGTTCGATTGGATGGAGGCGATCTCGCTCGAGGGGAAGACTAATTTTTTCGAGAAGCGCGTGGGCGAATACGCAAAGGTCTCGGAGACCGTCGACACGACGTTAGGGTTTGATGAAGATTTTTAATATATGAATATATTATACTATCAGAATCAGATGTTGAGTAAAGGTTCATTGGTGGCTATTGCCATGCTTTGTTTTTTCCTATGCCTGACATCATCCCTTGGTGCGTACGCCGTGAGTGGACCCGCACCCGCACCCGCACCCGCACCGGCTCCGGCACCGTCTCAGGGCAGCTCCAGGTCGGGCTCAGGGTCGGGCTCCAGCTCGGGCTCAGGGTCGGGCTCTTACAAACTTCGTGACGCAGAAACCGAAGCGAATGACATGGGTGGAGGAAACTTAATCTTTTTGGACCGTCACTTAGTGGATTGTGATGATGATGGGTTGAACCAATTTAAACTTGGTAGACCAAGCGCGACTCAAATTAGTTACAGCTATAAATGTCTCGATGGCATAGATAGTCCAGCCAATATTGAGAAGAATTCGGGCGCTAACGATGATGGTAGAGGAAACACCATATTTTTAGACAGACATAATGTAGATTGTGGAGACAATCCAATTGCAAAATTTAAATTGGTGAGACCTACTCCGACTACGATTCAATATGATTACACGTGTAACTCAAAAAAAGTGAGTGGTAATTGCACGGATCTAAATACTGGATGGAATGAAGAAAGTGATAAAAATATTTATCTTGATCGTCACGATGTAAAATGCGATGACAATCAGGTTATCACACAGTTTAAACTAAATCGAGATGGGAATGGTAAATTTAGATACGATTATAAGTGCTGCGAAATGTAAGCCCTAATTTCAAAAAAATATGATCATATGTCATGGTCACCACCACCACCACGGCTGAAGAGTGGGATAAAAAAAGCGAGGCGCTACTGCGCGAATGGAAAGAGAAAGCCTCTGGGTATCGGTGGTTACACAATCACGCGCGCATGCTACAGAAATCAAGAAGCGATTGGCTCTCCTACCCGAGTATAGTCATTGCGTCCGTGACCGGCGTTGGGGGCTTCGCGTTCATGAATCCCACCGGCGATGGTGAGACGCCCGATAACATTCGATGGGTTCAAGTCGCATTCGCCACACTCAACGTGTTCGGAGGCATAATGACGAGTTTGAATAAATTTAGTGATTGTGCGTCACTCGCCGAGAAACACTCGACCGCCTCGATCGCGTATTCAAAATTGTACCGCGCGATAGACATGGAACTTACTTTGGATCCAGCACACAGACAGAAGAAGAGCGTCGCCGATTTAGTGCGTTCATTTCGAGAACACTACGATCGCCTTCTCGACGAGAGTCCCGACCTGCCGTGTAAATCAATCATCGCGTTCCAAAAGAAATTTGGTGATGACGCTCGAGCGAAACCCGAGGTCACGAACGGTCTCTCTCCGGTCATCAAAGACATCGAGCAAGCGCAATCGATCCAGAGCATCATGGGGAAATGGAAAGATGCGGTCACGAAGAGGAGGATGTCGGCACCGACGACGACGACTCTGTCTCCGGGGATGAGCGTGTGACGACGAATCGTTTCAAGGGTGATGTCACGGCGTCGACCCACCACTTTTTCTTCTTCGGATCCCATTTGGCGCCGTGTTCTTTGGCGTATTCTTTGTCGGCGTATGGCACGTCCAGGTACGCGCGAGACTTCTTCTTACCAGCCCCTATCGCCTCGTTCGCCAACCGATCGGCGTGATCGTTACCTATGGAGTGTGGATCCTTACCTCCCGTGTGCGCGCGAACTTTGTACACCTCGACGTTCGGCGTCGCCCTATACATCTCGTGCGCGCGACGCACCATTTCTTTGTTGGGTATGTCCTTCACCCAGCCGCTCGCGGCACATTTGTCACCGTATTCTCCAACACACCGAAGCGCATACGTGGAGTCCGTGCACACGGTCACGTGTTCACCGCGCGCAATCTCCTCGGACAAAATTTCATGGGCTTGGATGAGTGCGCCGAGTTCGCCCGTGTTGTTCGACTGTTTACCGACCACGCGTCTTGACACGTTTCGAGGATCGTCATCGCCGAAATAAATTCCTATTCCCGCGATGGCGTTGGGTTTGCCGTTGTGTGCACACGACCCGTCCGTGTACACGTAGATCATGTTTTTTATTCAATCAATCGACACGTTTAATTGTCGTCGACGAAATACCTCCATTGCGATTTGTATTTGTTGTACACCAGATCGTACACGTTTCCAGTCGGCGCTTCGTCGTACGGACCGGCGTGAACTCGCTCGAGCATCAAGGGGCGAACGTTCGCGTCGCGCGCCACTTTGTTTGGCCACACGCCAAAGTTTCCGACGACGAAATACGTCGGCGGCTTGAGCGCGTCCTTCCCGGCACCGTAGTGTTTGACGATTTGTAATTGTCCGTTCAACGAGGCGTAGAAATTCGGTAACTCGAGATTGAACTCGGTGATCATTTTCGTGTGGTTCACCGTCAGACCCATCTTTGAATGGAGACAAGAAAAAAAATATCCATTATAAAATACACGAGACGCGATGGATCCTAAGATCATCGGTCTGATAGTAGTGATCCTCCTCGTCGTGGGTTACATGTTGCGCAACATCTTCTCCGAAGACGATCCAGAACTTTCCCAGGCTGAGGGTCCGGCGATGGAAGGAGGTGTGGAAGCGGACGCGTCTCCGGAAGCGATGACCGAAGCGGCGCAGGTCAGCAACGAAGACGTCGTCCCAGAAGGTGCGGAGACCGTGGAGGAACCGGTCGCCGAGAACGAACCGAGTGTCGATGATCCGAAGAAAATCAAAGGACTCGTCGGGTGGTTCACGGGTGACAGCTGGGACGAAGAAAACGAGATTTGGAAGGACTTGTCCGACGCCAAGAACGACGCCACCGATGTAAAGGGGTCGATCATCACCGATTCGTCCAATTTCAGCAACAACAACAAGTACCTCATCGGCGGCTCCGACGCAGGCATTCGCTTTCCGCAAGAATGCATGACCACGGGTCGCAAGTACACCATGATAACCGTCGCCAGATATAACGGCTCCACGCGCGGGCGCATCTTCGACGGTGTCGGGGGTAACTTTTTCAGTGGATTCCACGCCGGGTGGACGGGCGGTGCGCACCGCGACGGGTCGTATTGGATCGCCTGGAACGGTCACCCGAGCGACCACGACAAGGAGAGTCAAAAGTTCATCGTTCACACCGACATGAAGGGGCTCCTTCGACGAAATGGGATTCGACGATCAGGATTGACCAACCACAGAGGACAAATTCCGAGACAGATGTCCATCAACTACGGGAACACCAATGAAAAATCCGACTGGGCGGTCGCTGAGGTCATGTTTTTCCGTGGCGAACTCCCGGCGTCTGAATACAAAAAGATCGAGACGTACCTTTTCAAGAAATACATGATTTCCCGTGAGATTCGACCGAAGGTGCACACCGCCCAGGCGTGGTCGCGCGAGCCCCAAGGTCTCATGAACACTGGACACATCTGTGGCGACGAAGGCATGTTGAACAACACGTTTTTGATCAGACACCGTGGAGGAAACAACGACCCGAACGGCAACTTCGATTTCAGAGGCGATTGCATCCAAGCGATAGACGGTGGCATCGAAGACAAGAATGGACAACTCGTGTCGACCGACCAAGGTGAGTGGTGGGACCAATACGCCAAACTCATCAACATGGACTGCAAGGACAAGGCGATCGCTGGGTATGAGTTCAACGCCGTCGGCGACAAGAACATTCGCAGCAAGTTTTCGTGTCACAACGCCGCTCTCAACAAGCAATCGTGCTACACGAAGGAACGCGCGCTCGGGCAAAAGGGATCGGGTACGATGTTTGAGACACTCGATCGCGCAACAATCGCGTGCGATTCCCCCGCCCAGGCTGTAACGAAGATCGAGTTGGTCGACGAGGACGGACAACTCAAGTACAAATATAGATGCTGTAACCTCCAAGATTTGTAATCAAAAATATTTTCGTGACTTATATCAATAACTATGATTGCCATCGTCGGTGGGGTGATCGTTTTGATCCTCATCATCGTCGCCGTCGTGATGATGGGCGGTGGCGATTCGTCCGCTCCCGCACCCGGTCCTATGACTGAAGACGAATACAACCCGGACACCGCGGCTCAGGAGGTTCCCCAGCCCCAAGTCGGCGAAGAAGACGCCCCCGCACTCGAAGAAGAAGAGGAGGTGGTCGAACAGGAGGTTTCTCAAGATGCACCATCCGTCGACGATCCGACGGCGATCGATGGATGTGTCGGTTGGTTCACCGGTGATTCATTCGACGAGGACGAACAGGTGTGGAAGGACAAGTCTGGCAATGGGAACGATTGCACGGAGATTTTGGGTACGATTTTCAAGACTGACGACTCGAACGGGAACATGTTCATTCAAGGCACGAAGGAAGACGGCTTGAAATTTCCGAAGGAGTGCATGACGCGAAACAAGAAGCACACGTTCATTTCGGTGGCGAGATTTACGAGTTTAAAGGATGCAGGAAATAACAACCGTCTCTTCGACGGTGTCGATGCGAACTATTTGGTCGGGTTCCACGGGTACGGTCCGTGTCACGGCGTCGTCGGTACCGGACATCGCACTGGTACCGGGTGGGTGGGACACTGGGAATGTGCCGTGCACCACAAGGACACCGATGGGAACCCGGCGTGGATCTTGCACACCGATCAAAAGAGTAAGATGTGGACCAATGGTATGCGGAAGACGGGAAATACCACTCTCGCTGAACAGCGCACGAGTCAAATGACGATCAATTGGGGACAGGGACGCGGATGGGGTCAGGCGTCAAATTGGTCCGTCGGGGAGTGCATCTTTTACGATCGCGAATTGAGCGAAGACGAAATCGAAAAGGTTGAACTCATGTTGCACAAGAAATGGAAAATTCCGCGACGTGTGCACACGGGGGTGTGGGTCCACAACAACGTATGGTCGAGATACTACAAAGATAATTGGACAAACCAAGACGCGATCAAGACACTCCGTCGTTTCGGGGTCGAATGTGGCGACAAGGGATTGAACAATAACTCGCGACTCATCTCGCATCACTACTGGGACGCCAACCAAAACAAATGGCTTCCGAATGGGAACTGGGGTATCGACGGAGGGTGTCAAGTGAACACCTCCAGTGGTGCCGGGGCGAAGAAGAAGACCCAGTGGACGTCCACGGAAGAAAGTAGTTCTTGGCAAACGCGTCTGTCCAAGGCGATGGACATCGATTGTGGTAGAAACGGTCTTCAAAATTGGGAGTTTGAATTGAACCCGGACGGATCGCAGTTCCGTGTCCAGTACCAATGCTCCGCCGATAAGTTGGAAACGCAGGCGTGCTCGAAAAGGTTCAACGTCGCCCAGGGAGATGGAAGAGAAGACATGTCCATGCCCGATAGCACTCACGCTGTCCAGGCGGCGTGTATGCCAGGGACGGTGACGAACAAACTCAAGTGGACCCAAGTCGATGGTAAATGGGGGTACGAGAGCACGTGTTGTCCGGTCGGGGATAAATAAAATATTGCATGTTGATAATTAGAACATGAGCCCGGCTTTGATAGGAGGTCTCGTATTACTCATCGTCATCGCGGTCATCGGTATCATGATGATGGGTGGTGACGACGCGTCATCGCCCAGCAAGTCTCCGGCACAGGATTTGTCGGAGGTGACCGATCCAGAACAACTCTCGACCGGTGCGAACGCCGCCGCCGAGGGTGGTGACGAAGCGGCGCAGGCGGCGGCGGCTGTGATGGACGAATCTTCCGAGAGCGGCGAAGCGAAGGCGGTAAAGGTTGAGGACGACGCCCCGAGCACCGAACCCAAGGACGTCGATGGATTGGTTGGACATTTCACGGCTGATTCGTGGGATGAAGACAACAACGTGTGGAAGGATTTGTCGGGACAGGGCAACGACATCACGGAGGTGATCGGCACGCCGCTCGTCTTCGACGCGGACGACATGGCGAAACACAAGTACGTGTACGGTGGCAAGGAAGATGGTTTCCGCGTCCCTCAGGCGTGTCTCACGCGCGGGAAGAAATACACCTTCCTCCACGTGACCCGTTACGGTTCCCAAAACAAGGCGGATCAACATCGCATCTTCGATGGGATCGATGGGAACAACTTGTCGGGTTTCCACAACCAACATATCGGCATGGCGCACCGCGACTCGTCGGGTGCGATCGGACACTGGTGGAGTGAAGACAATTACATGCAACACTTTTACGGCTTGGCTATTGACGACACCGCCAAATTCACGGTGAATGTCGATCAGAAACGAAAGTATCGCATCGACGGGATGGATCGCACCGGTCATAGTGGCGGTCGCGAGATCGTCACGTCCCAAATGACAGTCAATTACGGTCAGGCGAAGGCGGGCAACTGGGGTGGACACGGCGAAAGATCCGTGTGGAACATCGGGGAGATGATTTTCTTTGACCGCGAATTGACCTCGGACGAGATCTTCAAGCTGGAGAATTACCTGTTCAAGAAATGGGACATCCCCAGGAAGGTGTACGTGACACACGGCGGTTGGCCGCACAATAACTGGAACAAAGAAGACGGATGGTCAGGCGATCGTCCGTGGGGAGGCATCAACAACACCGGTGTGGCGTGTGGTGGTGACGGTGCGATGACCTATGCGCGTCCAGTTCACAGACACCACTACTACAACGCCCAACAAAACAAGTGGCTTCCCAACGATCATTTCTATTCCGAGACCGCTTGTACGTTGAACATTCATGATGGACAAGATCAAAATCTTCAGGAGAAGAAGGGTCCGATCGTGAACATCCGGGACACGAGCACGACCGACCGACAAAAGTACCAAAAGCTCTTCAACATCGATTGTAAGGGCAAAGGTATCAACAGCTATAGATTCGAAAAAGTTGGCGATGATAACATGCGATTGATTTACAAGTGTCATAACCAACCTACGGTTAAAGGGTCTTGTACCGACGCGCGACTTATTAGTCACGGGCGCGCCAATGCGCAGAGTCAGGACATCTACGAGTCGCTCGACCTTCTCGACTTGACCTGCGACGGGAAGACACTCACCAGTATCGAGGCGTACGACAAGGAGGACGGTGGGATGTCGATCAAGGGAAAATGTTGCGCCCTTGAGGATTTGTAAACGGTCGTCGGTGTCCGAGCAAGACGTCGTTCTCGCGTTCAAGCTTCTCAAGTCTTCGAAACAACCATGCGTTCTGTTCTCTCAGCGCTTGGTACTCCAGACGGAGCACATCCAACTCAGACGGTTCCGCGACAACCTTCCGAATTGGCTGATCTTCCTCCTCCTCCTCAGGCTTCGCACGCTTCAGCGACGTCGTCGCTCGAGTCTCTACCATGGTGCGCGTCGTCGTGTGGGGTGCCTTCACCAGGGGAAATTCAAATTTCGACCCCCCTGCGCGCCCGATCCTGAAAAAAAATCTTTGCTATTAGTACAACAACTACAACCATGGCTGGTGGTCTCATGCAATTGGTGGCTTACGGCGCTCAAGACGTTTTCCTCACTTCGTCGCCGAAGGTGACTTTCTTCCAAGCGGTGTACAAGCGACACACTAACTTCGCGATGGAGACTATCCAACAGACTGTCAACGGCAGCCCGTCCGCGTCCTCTCGCGTCTCCGTCACGGTTGCGCGCAACGCCGATTTGCTCGCCGACATGTTCGTCGAACTCAAGGCGGCGTCCTCCGGTTTGTCCACGGACACCGAAGGTAACTCTGCGTGCTGGTTGGCGGAACGTGCCATCTCCAGCTGCGAATTGTCTGTCGGTGGACAAAAGATTGACAAGCACTACCAAAAGTGGTGGCGTTTGTACTCGGAGCTTTATTTGGACGAGTCCAAGAAAGCGAACTGGGCGAAGATGACGACTGGTTTCCACGATTCCACCGTGTATCTTCCCTTAATTTTCTTTTTCAATCGCAACCCTGGTCTTGCGTTGCCGTTGATCGCTCTTCAGTACCACGAAATCCGCCTCGATTTCGACCTTTCCTCCGAATTCGACACCTACACTGACGGTTCGACATTCAAAGTATGGGGCAACTATATTTTTCTCGATACCGAAGAACGTCGTCGTTTCTCCCAAAAGGCGCACGAATACCTCATCGAACAGGTGCAACACACCGGTACCGACACTGTCGATGCCGGTGCCACGAAGCAAACCAGGTTATCATTAAATCACCCTTGCAAAGAATTGATCTGGTGTTTCGGATCCTCCTCTCCGGCGGGTCGCGGCTTGTGGAACTTCGCGTCCAACGTGGCTGCCACCGACGTCATTCTCGAGTCGAACCCGACCGCGCTCGCGGACTCCAACTGCTTCGTGCCGATCACCCAAGGTACGGGCGCCCCGCTCTACAAGGTTGGTACCGACGGTTCCGCCTGCCAGTGGGTTGAAGACGGTGCCGCGAGCTCCACGCGCTCCGTCGGTCCGCTCGCCACCTGGAAGCTGGTCTTGAATGGACAAGACCGCGCTGCCGAGCAACCGGGTCGCTACTTCAACCAAGTGCAACCGTTCGTCCACCACTCCGGTACCCCGTACCCGGGTGTGTACTCTTACTCCTTTGCCCTCGAGCCGGAATCTCACCAACCGACGGGTACCTGTAACTTCAGCCGCATCGATAACGCGCAAGTTGCCGTTACGCTCAAGGCGGACACGGGTAACTCCACGACGATGCACCTTTTCGCGACGAACTACAATATTCTTCGCATCCAATCGGGCATGGGTGGATTGGCATTCTCTAACTAAGTTTTTTTGATAACAATATATACTTCATTTTTCTGATTTTTGTCAACTAAATCATAAAAATTGAATTTTTATCTCTACGAATAATAATAATGTTGAACGCCAACAAAGAAAAGATTCGTCAGGAAGCCCGCAACCTGGGCTTGAAGACGGAGACCGTGCGCTCAGACGGCAAGCGCGTCAAGGTCCGATACGACGTCTTGCAACGACAAATCGCCGAAAAAAAGAAGAAGCGCGCGCGAAACAGCAACACCACCGCCGCCACCGTCGCCATGAAGAGGGCGAAGGTGAATGCGAGGAAGATCAACGTCTCCGCGAAGCGAACGGTGATGCAACGTAACAATTACAAGGATGAGAACGAGTTGAACAACGCGTTCTTTAACGCCAACAACGTGCCTTTCAACATGCGAAATAATGCGAAGAACGCGATTAATCACAAGTTCAAGACGGCGTTGGTCAACGACATCGCTCCGTCACCGAAACTCAAGCGATCGGCGGTGGCGCTCGCGACGACGATCAAAGGATACCTGACGTCCGGACAATTCGTCAAGGCAGTCGTCACCATGGCGAACCTGTTTCTGGTGGTGTCGCTGTACCAGTACTACCCGCGCATGGGGAACAATATTCTGAACGAGATGAGCAAGACCCCGTTCGCGCGCGCGGTGTCGCGGTCGAACAACGGAAGCCGCAGCGCGTTCTTCGCGCGACTGTTGAGCGCGTTTGGCGCCAGCCCGACGAAAGCACAGATGATTTACGAAAGTCTGATGCTCACCATACCCCACAACGTGCACAGACGTTCGTTGGCTGGCATCATGTTGAACTACTTGGCTATGGTTGTGCTTGCGCTTATATCAATGCTTCCATGGGAAGGTGCCTCTCGACAGACGTCGTTTAGACTCCTGAAGTTTATCCTCCAAGTCATTGAACAAATGTTCCCGAAAGTGGCGCAATTGGTGTTCGACGTGATCGTCGAACGCAAGACGACGGCGAAAAACCGAACGACGAAAATCAGGAACAAACTGATCTCGGTCGTGCTTCCATTGATTTTGAAAGAATCTCTCTCGTAATATTACAAGAATCATGAAGGACCTCGCTTTACCGGTCGCGTTCACAGTGGTCGGTGTCTTGGGCATCCTCAGCACGCGCGGTGCGAGAGGTGCGAACATCAACTTTTTCCCAGGCGCGGAGAAGGGGTTCCGTCGTCCGTTGGTTTTGGGGATCCTGTCCCTTCTGCTTTCGCGAACGTCCGCGATCACGGAACCCCCCAGGCGACTCGAAGAGGCGTTACGCACTGTGCCGGTGAAGATCTTTTTGCTCTTCACGGTGAGTTTCCTCGCGAGCCCTGATGTGGAGAACGCGGTGTTCCTGTCGTTCCTGTTTTTGGGTATCATTCAACTCCTTCGCACGAAGGATGAGCGCGAGCGTCACCCGTACATATTATAACGATCTCCGACGACGCTTTGGTCGCATTCATGCCGTAACTCCACGACACGTCGACGATGTCGTAGTCTTTGTACAACTCGCGAATGTACGGCGAGTCGTTGTACGTCAACACCCAGTCGCGTTCGACGTCCCCGAGCGCTCGGTGTAACCCCTCGTGATCGAAGGTTTCGTGTAAGTCCCCCTTGTTCCCGTACAGTTTCGATTTTTTGTCGAGATAGTAGGGTGGATCGACGAACACGAATCCTTTCCTCCCCTTCCCGTGCGTGGCGAGAAAGGTTGTGAAATCCTCGCCATGAACGTCGACGTCGGACAAGTCCACCTGTCGAACGCGATCGATGGACGACGTCGTGAACCTCTTCTTGGACGACTCCTCGGAGAACCCACCCGACAAAGTCACACCACTGAACGAACACCTGTTGATGACGAAATATTTCACCGCCCGTTCGAGGGCGTCGGGTTCGTCCAAGATACTCTCTCGCATGTGTTTGAAATCATCCTTGGACACCCCTCGGGTGTGAACCCTTTGCAGTTCGGCACACAGTCGATCTTTGTCGTGTTTGCATGCGCGCCAAAAACTCACCAGAGGTTGAAATTTGTCGTTGAGTATCAGTTTGCTTCGTCGGGTATCGTGGAGGTGAAACTCGAACGATCCACCTCCCGTGAACGGGGAGACGACCTCCGAGGTGTCGAGGTGTTCTCGATCGACGATGTCCAGTAGGGTTTTACACGCCCGTGTTTTCCCACCTGGATATCGCAGTGGCGATTTCATGTTATTCATATTCGTCACCCCTTTAAGCCATTTGGTATTTTTTCTGGGTCGTCCAACGAGTATGGACTCGGCACCAACTCGCGAATGTTCACGGGTTGAAACGCACACGTGACCGAGAAACTAGTCTTCGAGTGGGTCTTCACTCGCACGCGCATGCGCTGTCTCACTCGAAACTCCGGAACCCCATACCCAGCCGAGTCCTCGCCCAGGTGATACAACCCGTAGCCCTCGACCTGAATGTACGCGTTCCCCTTTTCTCGGTAATACTTTTGAATCGAGTCGTCGTCGACGTCTATGTATTGGTCTCGAAACAAAGGGTTGGTTTGTTTCAACTTCATGAGTTTGTGTCGGGTGAGGTTGGGTGGAAGGTTCGGGATGCGCACCTGATCCAAGTGTGGGAACGTCCCCGTCCATCGACCGTGCACGAATTTGATTTTCTCCTGTCCCCAGTCCGGTGTCATGGCTTTTTTGATTTCTATGTCCCCGTACCGACACCGAATGTCGTTCCCTTTGCGACTGTGTCCCTCCAGCGAACACGCGTCGTGACTGACGTTATCGAAACACTTGCGTTCGTACCTTCGACCGGATTTCGACGACTCCGACCCGTTCCTCGGAAAGAACGAGTGTCGCAACGCGTTGTGTATGGTGGTGATTTCTTGTCTCAGAGTGCGTAACATGTGTTCCATCTGTCCGACTGCGTCACTTTCGGCAGTCTTCTTTTCTACGTACACGGTAAATGTCTAAGCAGCAAGAGCATGAAATTGAAGAAGGCGAAATTGTCGAGGACGACGTCTCTGTCGAAGAAGAACTCTCCGACGAAGAAGAAGAGATGGTGTACGACGACGAAGATGTTCCGGACGTGACGGATCTTCTGGGCAGCGTCTTGATGACCCCAGACGGCGACACGGTGTGTTCCGCGCTCTGCGCCATCGCTCAGGCGATGGACATGCAAAACAAAATTTTAATCAAGATTTTGTCCAAACTCTCTTAGAGAGGTAAATTTAATGTGAGATAAGATCATGACGACGGCAGAGGAGGGAAAAATGCATTTCGTCGATAAGGACGCCGATCGTGAAGAGTCTGAAATGGAAACGTATTACACGAGGATTCAGACCCTTGACGCTGAGACACTCCTTCGGTACGTGGCGTGGCTGGAACACAAGTGGTGGTTGACGCGAGAGCGCGCCGACATACACTACGCATGCCGACTCGGGTACGAACAGTTCTTCGACCACTCGGAGTTGACGAATGGGTTTCCGAGACACGCGGTCATCACCACAGTGGACGAGAAACGCTCGAGGGAGATCCGCATCCTCAAGAGCGTGGGGGCGAGGATCAAGGCGTTGGACATGGCGGAGTACAGACTACCGGACGACGATTTAGAGTTGGGTGAGCGACACACGCGATTGATGAAACAGGTGAACGACGCGTTTAAGAACGTTCGTCTGCACGTGATGCACGCCCAGCGCATCACGCAACCGCGCGAAAGTCCGCTCAAGTTTGACATCGACCCGGAGTATTTCGACGGCACCCCCATGCCGATGCTAGAGTCGTCACTCAAGGAGATGTCGCCCTACCAGAGAGCGATCGTCGGGTGTTTGGCGAAACTGTACGAGAAGGGGATGCGTCGGTACAAGGACAACGTGTGTGTGCAGCGTCTGTCCGAGGGGAAACCCACGCGGGCGTGGATGCCAGTGTTCACCATTCAAGAATTCGTCTACCACGTGGCGTCCAAGGAGGACAACTACGAGATGTGGAAAGACCTCACGAGCAAGGGTTCGGGATTCAAGGACGTGATCAACCATCTCACGAATTGCGTTGACCATCAGTTCCCAGAGATTCACAAGAACAGACACGTCTTCTCGTTCAAGAATGGGTTGTTCAACGCCAAGGAGTGGATCCCGTCCAAGGGTGTGTACGGGTGTCGATTCTACCCTTACGAGTCCAAAGAGTACATGGCGTTGGATCCCACGATCGTCGCCGCGAAATTCTTCGACCAATATTTCGAGGAGTACAACGTTTTGGATTGGTACACGGACGTCCCGACGCCACACATGCAAAATATCATGGATTACCAAGGGTTCGACGCGGACACGTGCAGATGGCTGTATTGTATGGGTGGTCGACTGTTGTTTGACGTGAACGATTTGGACTCGTGGCAAATCATCCCATACCTGAAGGGTGTCGCGAGATCGGGGAAATCGACGCTCATCACGAAAATTTTCAGAAAGTTTTACGATTCCGAGGACGTGCGCACGCTCTCGAACAACATCGAAAGGAAATTCGGTCTGTCGAGTATTGCGAACGGGTTCATGTTCATCTCTCCGGAGATTTCGGGTGAGCTTCAGCTCGAACAGACGGAGTTCCAATCTCTCGTGTCCGGGGAGGACGTGTCGTGCGCGGTGAAGAACAAGGCGCCCATGAATATGACGTGGAAGACGCCGGGTATTTTAGCGGGTAACGAGGTGCCCGGGTACAGGGACAATTCCGGATCGATCCTTCGACGCATGTTGACGTGGAATTTCGGAAAGACGGTGAAGGACGACGTCGTCGATCCGCACCTTGACCAAAAACTCAACGACGAGCTTCCGGCAATTTTGTACAAGTGTGTGTTGGCCTACATGGATTTCAGTCAGCGGTTCAGTGGGAAGGACATTTGGAACGTCGCACCGCCCTATTTCAAGCGCGTGCAAAAGCAGGTAGCGATGAACGTGTCTTCGTTGACAAACTATTTAGAACAACCGGAAGTCGTGTACGGGAAGGAGTTGTGCGTGCCGCAAAAGGTGTTCGTGATGCAGTACAAAAATCACTGCACACTGAACAACCTTGGCAATCCCAAGTTCAACCCAGACGCGTACGCCGGTGCGTTCAACGCTCGCGACCTCACGGTGCAAAACGCGACCATGGTGTGGCAAGGAAATCATTACAAGAACGAACCCTTCATATATGGACTGACGATAGAGCTACAAAATTAAAAACTTGTGTAATCATAACTATATGAAAAGTAACATTCAAAATTTCATAAAGGCGTCCGGCGTCACCGTCGTCAGGGACGCCAAAGTTCGACCACCCCCGGTGCGGACGACGCCGCCGAAGACGAAGGCGATGAACACGAACACGCGTCGTCTGAGTTTCTCCCCTCCTCGCGCACGCGCCGTGCGCGCGATGAGTTTGTCGCCCATGAGAAGCAGAGCACCCATGGTCGTTTTCAAAACACCACAGAAGAATGAGAGGGCACCCGTGACGACGCCGACGCGTCCGACGCCCGTGACGGGGAAACTGTCGATGACACCGTTCGAATACAAGTTGGTGAACATGAGTTCGAGACAGGAGGGTGCGAACTTGAAACTGCGCTCGGCGCTGGTCAAGAAACCAAAACTCACGTTTGAACCGATCGTCCATGGACGAAGGCGCTACCGCGTTCGAATGCAAACGACGTACGCGATGCGAGGGGTCAAGACGCTCGCGAAACACGAAGCGGGGATCTCGAAGATCGCAGGAAACGCGAGCGAGTCCGACATCACGAACATCCGGTTCCGCGTTGAACTCGTGGACGAAAAGTCGAAGACATACACGGTGGACGTCTACGCCTACACGACGGGTTCGGTGCGCATCACCGCCGCTGTACCCAAAGACGACGTCGGCGTGCTCTCGAAGGTTCGAGACTGGGTGATCTACAACTACCTTCCGAGACGAAAAGTGCTCTTGTCGCGGTTGGAACTCAGAAGCGTGAACGCGCAGTGGAGACACAACGGCACGTTCAACCCCACCGTCGCACTGCGATACCTTCACAACACCCGAAAGAATGCGCTGAGTTACGAACCAGAGATGAAGCAGTATTTCATTCAGTTCAAAATCAGAGAACACACCGTGCAACTGTACCCAGGCGGAAGCGTCACGCTCACGGGTTCGAAATCGCTCGAGGCGGTCAAGCGCGGGTACGCCGCGGCGAACGTGGTTTTGTACCAGATGTTCAGAGACGGCATCATTCGAACGTCCAACACACCGTTCGCGTCGTCACCCAAGCCTCCGAAGAGGAAGACCGTGGTCAACGCCCCGACCCTGTCGTGGGTGGGCTCGACCCTTCACGTCGGTTCGAGACAGTGTACCTCCAAACACGTCAAAAAGGCGGAACTCGTGGCGGTGGCGAAGAGCTTGGGAATCATGTACGAGAAGATGAAGAAGGAGGATCTGTGCAAGGCGATCCAACGCGCGTACCCCAAGAACGGTTCGCGATCGCCCTCGAGGAACAGTCGGGTACCGGCGCGACCCGATCTCACGGCGACGGGCGTTCGGAACGATCTCATCGCTATGTTCGGAAAGACGTGGATGCAATCGTTCGGCAAACGCGCTCGAAGGGACTTGCCCACCGACGTGAAGAACGTGATGAAGGCGTTGTCTCTGCTCAAGGGTGATCATCTCAACGTGTACGGACAACCGAAGAAGACGATCGCGGACGCGCTCAAGAAATACTTGGTCAACATCTTGAAAGATGTCAGACGTGAGAGGTACACACAGGAGACTCTGTATGAGTCGATCGTCGGTTGATGAAAATGTTGTAATATAGTAATGTTCAAGTACATACGTCGAGACATTCTCACTCGACTGAAAGAACTCGAATTTCGTGGACGACCGCTCGTCGTCGACGAAAATCAAACCGTGTGGCAACAGTCCATACACGACAAACTCGTGGAGTGTCTCATCGAAACCGCGTGTGATTACATCGAGTGGGGGCGACACAGACGAGACGGGAAAGTGATGTCGAGACTGGAGCGGCGATACATGTTCACGCCAGACTTTTACGCGAGCGAGGATCCGCGGGCGTGGTTGGAGGCGCACCGAACCTCGGACGAGCACGAACTCATACTGTACGTGTTGGAACATTATGAATTCATGGAATCGAGTGTGCACATGGACAAAATCACCTACATCCTCGGTGCGCTGACGCACGACCGCACTTTTAATTTTTCATAGGCTCGGCGATGCGGTTGAGGATGGTGGTGTGAAATCCCCAGTCGTATTCGGGGAACTCTTCCTTGATCATCTGCGACACCGCGAGCGCGCGAGAGAGTTGGGAGACCTTTGTGACGTTACTCTCCATCTCGAGACGGCGAAATTCCGTGTCGAGTTGTTTGAACCGTCGAATGCGTTCGGGTGTGATGCGGTCTTGTTGCATCGCCTGTTCGGGATTCGTGGGCGCTTGGTCTTTGTTCTCGAGGGCGAGGAACAGTGCGATGGCGATAAATATCAGAGCCAGCATGTACTATTGACAAACTTATTTTTTTTGAATCACGTACAGATGCGTGTCCGTGTCGTCGTCCTCGATGAAGAAGGTGTGTGCGATCTGGTCGCTCTGACGAAACATGGAATCGATGATTTTCCAATTCTCGAGGATGCACACGTCTTCGACCACGATCGTGCCACCCGAACGCACGCGCGGAAGGATGGAAAGCACGCTGTTGATGTCGGCGGTAATCTGGTGTAAACCGTCGATGACGACGAAATCGAATTCCTGCTCGGGGAAGATGGCGTCCACGGTCGATCGCTGTAACTGGTCGACCCATTGGGTCTTGATGCGATCCTCTTCGAACAAAATATCCTTGTCGATTTCCACCCCGAACACCCGACTGCCTTTCACGAAATCTCTGAACGCGCGGAGGGACGACCCGGGCGTGGAGTCGAAATCGGCGTCTTGTTTGTAAAAGTACATGGTGGACGCGAACGCGGGATTCTTCGTACCCAAGCCGAACTCCAAGATGTCGATGTCGGATTTGTCACCGAGCGCGTGGGCGTAGAATTTGTAATACTTGTGAATGAATTTGTCCGAACCGTGCTTTTCAAACAGCGCGCGAACCTCTTCCTCGCGATCACTCGAGAATTCTTTGATGTGACGCATGGTCGGTTGGTAGTTAGTGAGGGACAGACATTCGAGGAAATTGTCGACGATGTTGGACGCGCCTTCGATCCAAAACGAGGCGTGATCTTTCGCCCCGGTGGATCGAAAGTATTTGGCGAGACCGATGAGAGAAATTTGTTCGGGGTACATGTTCGTTACGTTACACTATTGCAAAATCTTTAACAAGTCGTTCACCTTCCACACGTGATTGTAAAACTCCTCGACGCACTCCACGCTCGGTGGTGTCTGGATCTCTAATTCTACTTGGTAACTCACGTCCTCCTCGGCGTCCGGGTCGGAGACGTCACCCTTGGAGATCGTCATGTCGATCGACAATCCCTTGCGGACGAACGACACGCGCTGTTTGATCTTCTTCCTGTTCATCTCGTACCGTCCCATGACGGGTGTCTCCGTGCTTATGGCGAATCGCACGTCTAACGGTGCCCCCGCGTGCGTGAAATCTTGCTTGAGCACGGGCGCCTTCTGCACCATCAACTGTCGACCCGTCTCACCGTCGACGCTGATTCGAATGCCGTACTCGTCGTTGTAATATACGTCCGTCGTCGACGCGTGCTGAGACTCCCACCCGTCGTATTGACGGAGTCCCGCCATGAGGGCGTTGAACGTCTCGGCGCCTACGTTCGTGTCGAAAAACGTCCCATTCTTCCGTCCGAGTCGTATCTCGACCTCGACGTGAGGTGCGTTTTTGTATTGCTCGAACACGTCGTGCGTGGCGTCGACGATCGCTTGGACGTCCATTTTGGTCTTGTGTGTCATTCGTGCGTCGTGTTTAAGTAGATCATCAGGTAATGCCCGTCCATCTCCGGTTTGGTTGATTTCGTGACGGTGTCGTCGTCGACCAGTGACCACTCATCGTTCGAATCACGAACCAACGCGGCGTAGTGTCCGCCCCATTGCACACCCCCGTGTATGGCGGACGCGACGAGCGTGTACGTGAGTCCACCGATCTGTATCGTCGACACGGGCTTCACCCGACTCTTCTTGTCGAACGACACGATGAATATCTTCGGCATTTTCACAAACACCGATCGCGTCGACGCGACCCTGTGTCCGTCGTAATCGTCCAAGATGGTCCACTCAACCGTCTTCGCGAGCATCTTCTTCATGTCACTGGATCCATCGTCGCTGAGAATGTGCACACCGAACGTCTCCTCTTGGTCCGATCGACCGCCCGGGAAGACGGTCTCCTGTTTCTTCGTACCGTAGAACCAGTGTTTGATGCTCGGCACGCTTCGTTCGAGAATGTCTACGATACACAACACCGCCTCTTGAACGTCGTGTTGTCGTCCGGGATCGAACCTCGGAAATTTGTCCGTGAACGATCGCAAGAGGACGACGGGATCGATCGGGTAGTTCTCGTCGTTCCAGTACCCTCGAACGAATTTCGCGTACAGAGTCGTGAACGCGCAGTCACCATCGTACCCGACGCGCGTGAAATGATCCGTGAGCGGCGCGACGTGCAACAGGCATTGGAGGGAGGTATTGAACCAACACGTGTTACCGGCGTTTACCAACCCGCGGGTCATTCTTACAACATCGATCGCGCTAAGTCTTTAAAGTCGTCCAACTGAAGGTTTTCCTTAATGTTCACGAGCGTGCGATAATACGTCCGTCTGTTGTTTGGGAAATTTTTATCGGTGCGTTCAAACTGCGGGATCCACGCGTCGCGGTCGGCGTCGTACGCGCACTCGACCACCATCCCACTCTTGAACCACGACTCATTCGCCGGCGTGTCCAACTCGTACACGGGTTTGCCTTTGTCTTGCAGGTACATTCTCCACACCGTTCGGGTGTGATCCCACTCGAGTTTGAAATCGATCGTATTCTTCTCTAGATTTTTGTATTTGAACATCGTCTCGTGGGTGCCCATCTTCACGTGCTCTCGAACCGGAATGAATATCACGCCGTCCACTTTGATACCCGACGCCATCACGCTGGGCAAGTACTCGTCCGCGAACCGCACGAAATCTGCAAACACGTGAAACTGTTTCAGTCGGAGTTTGTACGGATCGTTCGTCATCGATATCACTTGGGTCATGAATTCTTCCATTCGTTCGAGTCTGGACAGAAAATCAAGGTGTCCGCACGCCGCGCCGTTCATGTATATCGCGTCGAAGACGTAGAGGTGTGTTCCCAGGAACTCGGCGTCGAGAATCGTGCCGTCGTACGCCTTCAAACCCAATCGAAGGGGGATCTCCACGATGTCGTACGCGCGGTTTACCATGAACACCTTTCGCTGTTGACCGATTTTCAACGCCACGACAAACTGTCTGAGTCCGTCGGTCTTCTCGGTGACGACGTAATCGTTCGACGTCAGCGTGCGAAAGTGTCGTCGCTCGATGCTGATGGGTTGGCATCCCGGGAACCTGTCGGGGTTGCTTCCGAACACCCACGACACGAACGACACGACGTGCGCGTGCACGGGGGAATCGCGAGGAACGATCATGTGTGTGTTACAATGACGTCAAGTCTCTAAGGGGACGGTGGGGGCGGTCGTTCGGACACCCGAGCTTTGTAAAATGTTCGACACGCACTCGTGGGCGAACGTCATAGTCACAGTGGCGGCTGTGTATGCGACGATCTTCACGCCCTGTTCTCGTAATTTTTCAAACATCCGACCGGGTTTGCCCGCGACGATTTTGTCGACCTTCTTCCGAACATTCTTGCAATTCATGACCCACGTTTTCGCTTCGGTACCGTTGACTGTCCAAAGACTTGGCGACATCTCTTGGCGAACGTTCGTGTCGAACTCGAGCGCGCGTTGGTGCATGGGTTCGGTCGTGTTCTCCTTGGTGACTTTTGAGAACCGATCCCAGTCGATCTTTTCCTTCGCCGCCGGGAACACGAGGACGCCAATCCCCTCGAGCGCGCGATCCTTGCAAAAGTAATCAATCGTCGCCTCGTCGATGTTGACGCCGTAATGAATCATCACTATGCGATCGCACGTCTTCATGCGATCTTGAATCACGTCCGCGATTTCGAACGGGTCGTCGTTCACGAAACACAGTTCATTCTGAATACCCGCTCGAATCGTTCGAATGTTCAACTTCAGCACGGTGTGAAGGGTCTTCACGTGTGCGGCGGAATTCCTGGTGACGATGACGGTGACGAACTTCATTTACATCATGCTACGGTCTCGCTTTTAAGCCGGTCGTCCATCTTAGCGACGAACGGTAAGTTTCCGACATGTCCGAGCGTCGTGTGCACGTGCGCGAACACCTTTCCACCGATCTGTTGCCATCGTCTCGAGAAACTGTAGTCTTCGCTCAGGTATCGTTTCGAGTCCGGATCTATCATGCAATCGAACAGGGCGTAGTAGTTCTTGAAATCAGCATTCTGATGATCGTTGACGCAATACAGTTCCGGGTAGGCGTCGTGCATTTTCGTGACGACGTCTCGCTTGATGAGCAAAAACCCAGTGGCGGCGTCGAGCACCTCCACGAACCCGTTCTCCACCGGACGACTGGACGCGCCGAAATTTATCACCAACGACGAACTCAACATGATGGGCGATCGGGTGTCGTTCTCTTTCACCGCCTTGTCCAGTTGGTCCCACATAATGACTTTCTTCGGGTACACCGCACAACTCACCTCGTGTCCACCCTCTAGGAGAGAGATGACCGATTGCGGATCGAACTCGATGTCGGCGTCGATGAATAAAAAATGCGTCGCGTCCGTCTTTTGGTAGAAGCGCGCGAGGGCGACCTGTCTGGCGCGTTGAACGAGGGACTCATTCTCAGTAGTATCAAGATACATCTGAACCCCTTTCTTCATGAGGAGGATTTGCAACCTAACCATGGACGTGAAATATTTGTCGAGGCATTGTCCGCCATAGCAGGGGGTGCTGACGAAAAGTTTGATTTCTTCGGTGGACATGGTTTATTGAAATTACATCTTAGACTCTAAGTGGTTTTTTACGATCGTTTCGATTTTGTTGAGCGTGGGAACGCTGAGACCACACACCTCACACACCTTCGCCTTGGAGACGTGCTCGTGTAACACCATGTAAATGCACGTCGACGCCACGCTCTTCGGCGTCTTCGACATCAGTTCCACGCAATCCTCGATGTCCGTACACAACTTATTACACGCGAACCGTTGGTCCTTCGTCGTCTCGAAATTATTCAAGAGTCGTTGCATGATATCTCGAGGCTTAGTCGCCGACGACGTCTGCTGCGGCTGCTGTTCCACGGTTCCTCGCAACACGTCTCGAACCAGCTGCGCCGTGCGCGTGACGTCTTTGATGTCGATGTGAAACATCAACGCTATTTCCTCCGCGCTTCTCGGGAAGGAGTGATATTTACAACTCAACAACACACAGTTGGCTTTCACACCCTTCCGCACCCCACCCCTCGTCAGTTTTTCGCCGGTGAAAAATTTATAGAATCGCTTCGCGTCCGTCAAGATGTTGTCGGGCAGGTGCAAATGACACGCCTCGTCGATCTCTTTGTACGCGTGGTACAGCGTGCGATCCTTGTGATTCATGCTCATGTGTAAGTTGATCCGAGACAGTCGACGGTTCTCATATCTCGACACCTTCTTCGCCGTCGTCGACATCACGGTCGACTTACCCCACGACGCACTGAATAAATCCGGGTTCGCGTTAGGGTGAATGCACCGACTCGGATCCGATACCCGACCGTCGTCCGTGAGTCCACTCGTCCACTCCGGACTCTGATCTATGAACGAATCCTCCACGAGCCCACACACCGAGCACGTGGGCAACCCCTCTGGAGATATCACCTTGACCCCGTGACATTCCACACAGAAATTCTTGACCGTGAGTTGTGCCGGCTTTTCTTCGTTTTCGTTTTTTAAAAGTTTGTCGACATCGGACCAAATTGCAGCCAGCATGTTGGTACTCTAGTCGGGTATTGATTTTTTTGGGTATGGGCGCGTTTGAGACAAGATTTTCCTTAATGATTACATTTGAGCAGCGAGCGGATAGCGGACTTTTGGTCTATGGATTGGTAGACTACGTGTCATGAGGTAATAGTGATAGAGTAGTAAAGGTGATATACAGTCAAATTCGATTGCCAGCCCTGGACGGATAGGCTTCGGCTTGAGCACGACGTGAGGCTCCGGCTCCGGCTCCGGATCCGGCTCCGGCTCCGGCTCCGGCTCGTCTTCCGACGCCTCGGGCGGCGTCACGCACGGACTCTCGTCCATGCCCTCGAGTCTTATGTCGAAGATACTCTTGCGCTTCAGAGGTTTGCTCGACTCACGGACCCTCTTTTCATATTTTTGCGCATGGGAGGCTACCTGCGTGGGCGTGCGCGAAGGGACGTGATGCTTGCTGATGTCCTTCCACCGACCCTTGCCGAAAGAGGCGAGTCCGTCCAAGAAGGCGTTGTGTTCGTCCACGGTCCACGGCATGGCGCGACGCCTTGGCGGGCGCTCGGGTGTTCGTACCATGGCGCGCGCGATTCTGAGGATGCGCGTCCCATGGGCGAATCTTTTTTTTGGGCGGGAAAATTCAAAAACTTGAAATTTCAAATTCGACCTGTAATGAAAAGCGTGAGTGGAGGTCAAGTCAACGCCACAACTCGACGCATTCAAAAGTCACTTCAAAAAAATGCGCTGCCAAGACTGCAAAACCTGCTTATCTGCCATCAAGAAGGGACACTTTGAGTGTCTCAAGACTTT